GCTCCTTATGGAGTTGCTTGGGATTATATTTGTGATCAACCTGTTCCATTTGATGATGGGAAAAACATATGGGCATTATTCGGAGGACAAACACAAAATAATTCATTAGGTGCAGGAGTAGGAAATACAAACAGAGAACATTGTTTAATGTCATATGATAAAGATACTGAATTATGGACAATAGACACAAAAGGACCTGTGCTTATAAATCCGATTGATTGGCCATTAGAGACAGGAGATTACGATTGGTGTCGTGACCATACTGGTGCATCAATTTCAACTTTTATAGAGGGTGATAACATGTGGTTGGGTTGTACATTTAAAGGATATTTTGCAACTATGTTAAAATTAAAAAATTTCAATCAATAAAATGAACAGAATAATAGAAGGATATTGTAATTGGCTTTGGTATTTTCTTTATAAACCTTATCGAGAAAAACAAAGTAAACTTTTTCGGAAACGAATCAAAATATGTGAAGGGTGCAAAAATCTTACAAAGACACGTCAATGTAATTTATGTGGGTGTTTTGTAGACGCAAAAACTAAATGTATATTTAAACTTGATAAAGACAATAAATCAATTAATGGATGTCCAAAGAAACATTGGTAAAATTATTATGAATATATAAAAAAATTAGAATAATATGTTTTTAACACACGAAGGAAAAATATTAAAACATAATGGCACATTGATGACACTTAGTTGGGCCAGTTGGTGGAAGTTACAAGATGAAGTGTTATTCTTTGCTGAGACAAAAGACATTACAGATGGTAAACTTTATAATAAGGTTACTGGTTCATCTGATTATCTTACCGTAACAGGTGCGGCAGGAAGCTATACTTTCCAGTGTCCTGATACAGCAGCTTATGTAACAGCGGATGCGGAATATGCTTGGCATTATGCTGCTTCAAGAAGAACTGTTACCGAATCTGATCTTGTAACTTATGACTTTACAAGAACAATAGTTAAATATTTGGATTCTGCACCTAATTCCATTGAAGCGATAATGATATTAAGTGAAGACTACGTTACTGATAAAATGCGTGATGATTTTCATTTGTCTGTTTGGTGGGATAACACTTTAAGTTTTCATGGTAATACGAAAAGCAATAGGACGACAGGGAGAAGTGTATATACTGCTCTTGGAATTGAATTGATGACTAATGGTACGTTTGATGATAATACTGGATGGATTGGTTTAGGTACTTCATGGGCAGTTTCTGGGAGTAAGTTAAATCGTTCAGGGGCAACAACAGAATATATTACAGGGGCGTGTTCCCCAATAGTTTTAAATAAAAGCTATCGTTTTAAATTTAATGTATCAAACGCAGCAACAACAGCATACGGGATATTCACAAGTCCGTTAGCAGTAACTTATAATGTACCTAATGGAGATAAATTATACGATATTGTCTGTGGAGTGGGCAATACGGTTATTAGATTTAGAACAGCGGGAGCAGGAGGGAATTTTAGTTATGATAACATCTCTTTAAAAGAAATATTATGACTAACATAGTAGAAGGTATGACTCCTGCTGAATTTATTTCGGCTATTAATACAAACTTTACGTTAATAAAATATACTGACACTTCGTTGGCTACGATAAGTACAGCATCTAATGTGTCTAATGTATCTGATAATTTTGGCGTAATTGAGTCTGAAACATATTCTGCACCAACAATATTATCAGTCGGTGCAGGTGTGAGAGGCAGTACATGGGCAAATAATATAAATCAGAACTTTGCTACTTACTCAGGTAGTGGAATGAAATACACAGTTGGGACAGGGAAAAACTATGCTACAATAGCACTCGCAGTAACAAGAGCAATAGCGGGGAATGAAGTTATTGTTGATGCGGGGACCTATACAGGAAAGGTTACTTTAAAGATAGGAGTAAATATAACAGGAATAGGTACTGTATTAGTTTCAAGACAAGGCAGTTCGACAGATTACGATATTGATGGCAGTGCAGTTTCGTGTACTTTGAATAACATAAAAGTTACTGGCTCGTATGTTGTAAGATTATTAAGTGCCTGTAATGTGATATTCAATAATTGTGAAATTCAGGGAGGTGCAAGTTGGTATGGGAGGGTATATATAGATGCTTCAAACGCTAATTTCAATGACTGTATTTTTAATCAAATAGCAGAAGGTAATTATCCAATTACAATAATTAATGGTTCAACGGTCAATATTACTACACCATTATTAAAGGCAGGATGCGTATGGATTTATGGAAATTCAACTGTAAACCTTACCTGTGATATGTGGGAAGGGAAGCCAGATATGTCCCCTTATATGCTTGTTGGGACAATTACTAATCCTTATAATGCTGATGTTAAAGGTACTTTAGCAAGCTGGAAGGATAATACCTGTGATCATTTTCAAGACTGGATTGATTTTAATGATGCTGATAAGAGCGTATTAAATCTTACTGTTAAGTCAACGCTTAATACGTTTTATATGACAGGTATGATAAAAACATTCTGTTCAGCGACCCTTAATTTAATTGATAGTAATTTTTTGAACGATGATGATACTAAAGGAATTTATTCAATAGATGCGTACCATCAAAGTACAATGAATATTATCAATACTCAATTAATTAGAGCAGCGGCACAAGACGCTTCAACAGTTGAACTTAATGGGTCAATAATGAAGTTTGATCTACAGATGGAAATTTGGGATGGGGTTGGTGATATGTATGATGAAACAATTAAATATGGACATACAGGAGGGCATATTGTTGAAGCCGCGTCTACATATAATAAAGATTTAATAGGATTATTCAAGGCTATAAATACAGATATAATCTTTATGGGCGATGATGTACTTAATAGTCTTGCACCTGCATTAGCTTTAAAAAATTTAGTAGTTAATGATAGTTATATAAGCGAAACAACTACAAATCCTAACAGTCCTGTTATTGCTGAGTACTGGGTTACAGGACAATATACTGCAGGGCAAATACTTTCGTTTACAAATACTTTAGGATATGGTGGTGATGTACTTGCTTATTATGTTGTAAAAGATCATACAGCAAGTAACCTACAAGATGATTTTGTTGCAGGGAAGATAAGAACACTATTCGGAGCTAAATTACAGGATAATGGTTATTATATGTCAATGTATTATTCGGTTACTTCTCTTGCATGGAAATCTGCACACAGACTTGGAGAATATCATGGAGGTAAGTATCGCAATACTGATAACGCAATGTTCAATGAAAATGGAGGAACTTATGCTACAAAGATGTATTTGCAGAATGTTAATATAACAGATCATGCAAACGTCAAAATGATTAATACATGGGGTGCTCCAAGTTTAGTTGGTTCTTGGTATAACGATGGACATTCAATTTATACAGGTGGAGTTGAGTGTGGTTTATCATATACTTATTTTGAAAATGTTACATCTAATTCAATAAACTACTGGGGCGATGCAATAAACGGAGCAGGACATGCAGGGATAGCGTTAAGGCAGCAACCAAATTTAAGAACAGAATATCATTATTTAAAGAATGTTACCGTTAATGGTAATGTATCGAGTGCGTTGCAAATTGCAGCAGGGCATGACCCATCAGCAGACAATAGGCTTGTGGTAGATAATCTTGTTTATGAAAATGAAAGCGTTATTACAGAAACAGAATATCAATTGGTTGCAGGCTCAAATAAAATAATAATGTACACTTATGTTACTCCATATAATATAGGAACTTACCCAGATACATGGAAAGGATATATTGACGATTATGTGGAAATAATTGAATAAGTATTACGAATAATTAGTTGAGTTTAAAAAATAACAACCTATGAGTGAAGCGCAAAAAGAAGAATTTGTAACAAGAACAGAAAAAGCCCTGAGCGGCTTGGAGAAACAAAAACCATGGTTACGATATGCTGCTTTTGCCTGCCAAAGAGCCTTAGTGCTCTTTTTTGTTGAATATATAAAATAAAATCTAATTATGGCAGATTGCCCAGATAATGATAAGTCTTTAAGTGCCGCATATCCTGAACGAGGTAGCAGTTCAATTTTAACTGAAGGAACTTCTATAATAGGCAATGGTGTTGGCGCTGGCGGGTCGGTTATAGACATCAATAAGTTAACTGTTGTTGCAAAAGAATATACTGCTATTAATGGCGTTGTAAATGAAATGTTTGGATATGAAGCTCGTTGGTTTAGAGCAGTTCCTCTTCAACGCTCGCAAGATGTCATTTTTCAAGAATATACTTTATCCAATGTCGAAGAAGAACCAATATGTCTTAAAGTAGTTATTCCAAGTGGAACAGTTCCAGATAGTAAATATGATTTTGATTTAATGGGACTTACATATGAAGTGCCTTTAGAAATTCAAATAGATAAAGCATATTGGGAATCAAAAGCAGGATTTGGAACAGCTCCTCAAAAAAAAGACATCGTTTATATGCCAATGGCTAATAAACTTTATGAAGTCGAATCTGCTACACTTTTAAGAGGATTTATGGAACAGGAAACAACATGGAGATGTAATCTTAAAAAACATACTCCTGAAGCATCAAGAAAAGAATCAGATGCTCTTAAAGATACTATTGATCAATATACTGTTAGTTCAGGAGAATTATTTGGAGATGCTGTCGATGCAGATGTTAAAAAATTAGTAGATGATCAACAATTTAGTCAATTAAAGTCAACTGAAAAAGATTCATATAAAACATTCGATGTGTCAACAAAAATAATAACAAATTCAATAAATATGTATGGCACTGTTGTAGCACAATCATTTTATGATTTGCAAACAGGTGGTGAAGAAAATGCAGTTTCTTATACAATGACTGATGCTGTACATACAACTGATGATAGAAGTATTACAGCTTGGATTGCACCTCGAACTATTCCAGCTATTCACAAAGAATATTCAGTTAATTTTATTAGTGTTGCAGATGTTTCAGATGGCATCGATGCAACTCATACAATATCTGTGACTGCACCAGTAATATTTGAAGTTGGAGATGTATTTGTGATATCTCGTCCAGGTGCACTTAATTTTTATGCGACTGTAGTATCTGTAGACACAAATCCTTCTGTTTATCGTTGTAAAGTTGATACAGCTGTAAGCAATTATTTAGCTTCTATTGTATCATCATGGATGTCTAAAACAGGATATAAAATGACAGTGAAAAACCCGATTAATATCATAGATGGTATTGACGCAAATGACACACATGTATTTACAGCAAACGTATATGCAAATCAATATATCAAAATAAATTATGGTTATCAGGAACATGTTACAATATTATCAGAAAAAATACTTGATAATAAATGGTATGGTGTGATTATAAACATTGGTAATACTTGGAGACAATACAATGTCCACATTTGGGAAAAACATGATACAGATAAAAATGCTAAATTGCAAACATTCTTTTACGAAACGATGGCATTTGCTCCTGAAGAAATTTCGATCACAAATTTCACGATTAATACTTCTCCAGCATATTTAACAAATTTAAGAATATATACGAGTACAATAGAAGAAGAAAAACAGTCAAATGAACTGTTATCATACTTTACGAAAGATGCTGACCAAGCGATAATTCTCGATAATTGTGATCCTAAACTACGTGCACCATATATTTCTCATCAGAGATAATGTAGATTCTAATTTAAGAGCATGAATATATAAAATAAAATGAATCATCAAAAAATTTATGAAACTATAATTCATAAAGCAAAATTTAAAAATAGAATTAAATTAAGTAAAAATGAAGATGACTATATTTACTTTGAAAAACATCATATCATTCCAAGGTGTATGAATGGAAACGATGATGAAGAAAATTTAGTTTTATTAACTGCGCGAGAACATTTTGTTTGTCATAAATTGTTAACATATATTTATTCGAAAAATAGAAAAATATGCGAGGCATTTCATTATATGTCGTATAACAAAAAATATAATAAATACGTTTCTTCAAGAGATTACGCGTATGCTAAAGAAGTGTTAAAATTAACATCTATTACAAAAGAAACACGTGAAAAGCTAAAATTATTTAGATTTGGAAAAACATTAGAAGAAATCATTGGAAAAGAAAAAGCACAAATAACAAAAGAAAAATTAAGAAAATTGCACAAAGGAAAATGTAAATCTCCAGAACATTGTAAAAAAATAGGTGATGCTAAAAAAGGCACAATCCAGTCTGAAGAAACAAAGAAAAAAAGAGCAGATAAAATAAGAGGTATAAAAAGATCTTCAGAAACATTGCAAAAACAAAGAGAAGCTAATTTAGGAGAAAAAAATCCAATGTTTGGAAAAATTCCGTGGAATAAGGGAAAGCATCTTTCTGAGGAAACAAGAAGAAAAATAAGTGAAGCAGGGAAAGGAAGAAAACAATCTCAAAAGACTATCGAGAAGCGTAGAGAAAAATTAAAAGGAAAGAAACGAACTCCAGAACAAAATAAAAAACAAAGCGAAAGGCAATTAGGAACAAAAGCATCTATAGAAACAAGAAGAAAACAAAGTGATTCTCATAAAGGGCAAAAAGCTTGGAATAAAGGCAAAATTGGCATTTCTTCAGAAACTAGAAAAAAACAAAGTGAAGCAAAAAAAGGAAAACCAGCAGCAATTAAAGGAAGAAAAGCAGTTTATAAAAACGAACAAAAGAAATTTGTAGATATAGATCAATTATGGAGTTATTTAGAAAATGACTGGATAATTTAAATAAGATAATTTAAAAATATGAAAAAATTAGTAAAAGAATCAATGAATGAGCCTTATTTCTCTTTAGAAAAAGTTCAAAAATTAATAAATGATACAGAACAATTTCTTATAGATATTGAAAATGACGGATCAATTAAACATGAGTTACCAACAACATCTTCTAATGCAGTAAAAATGGCGAAGAATTTTTTATCTTCTTTAAATACATTGGAACGCGCAATAAAATAGCAATTTATGAAAAAACTAGTATGTGAGTCTTTAAAAGAATTTCAATTAACCGAAAGCGATGAACCTTTAGCACAAACTTCCAGACAACGCAAAGAAGATGATATTAAATTTAGATATGAACAACGTTACAGCTTTAAAAATACTTAAACAGGCTGAAGAAAACAAGAAATAAATATGGCGGCGTAACACCTAAATTAGTTCAAAACGCACAAATAGTTTTAAAATAAAATAATATGAAAATAACAGAAGAACGCAAAGAAATAGAAAAGATACTGACAAATGCACCAAAAAATATTTCAAAAAATGTTGCAGTGCCGGGTTCAGATATGCCAGAATTAGAAACACAACCTATAATGGATGTAGATTTTTCTAAATTAAAGCAAACATGTGAAAGTGATGCAAAAGCAATGATATTAAATTCAGTTAAATTTTCTTTACCTCAAGATATGATTAAAGGAAATGAATATTTAAAAAATAAAATTGATGTAGATGCTATGTCCTTATCTGGAATGATATATCAATTAAGAATTAACGAAATTATGCAAAAAGCATTAATGGAACAAGTTAATGCTGGAATGATTAATCCCCGAATGTGGGAAGTGTTTGGTCAATTATCTAAAACAATTGGAGATTTAAACAAACAACTTTTACAAACAGTTGAAGCAATTCAGTCAACATATAAAAATATAAAAGATAGCATAAAAGAAAATCGTACTGAAGCTTTAGGTCCTCAATCAAATGGAACATCAGGAATGTTAACAACAGGTGATGGCAGCGTTGTAACTCGAGGAACTAAAGAACTTATAAATAATGTCAAGCGTATTAAAAATGCTAACCGAGAAACAGAAGAAGCAAATGATATTACAGATGCTAAATTAGTTCCCGAAGACTTAAAATCATAAGTTATGCAAAATACTGTATCGATATGGAATAGTGTCATTGTCCAACAATCTTTAGAAAAACTCCGAATGGGCATACCTACTGATTTAGGATGTTTCTATCAACAAGACATTGAATTAAAGGCAGGAAATATTCTTTATCAATTAACGCCTGATGAAATAGATGAATTTCATAAGTGTTCTGAAGATATTGTTTATTTCGTAGAAAAATATTGTCGATTCATGACTGATAAAGGTCGTACAATTGTTAATTTACGTGAAAAACAAAAAACAATTCTTCGATTATTAGCAGCAGAAAAATATATCGACATATTAGAAGAACTTGGCCCGGAGAATAGGAACTTAATTATTATGGCTAGTCGTCAAACTGGCAAATGTCTTTTTGGAAGTGAAATAATTTTAAGAGATGAAGTTACTCATGCACAATTAAAACTTCCTGTAAATTTGTTATATTATTTCAGAAAAGAAAAACTCACAATTTTAGAAAAAATTAAAGTTAATCTAATGATTGCTTATTATAAAATAGATAATTTGTAATTATTTGTCTAGATGCCAAATATATAGAATAAAATGACTATGGATGATTATATTATTTGCAAATGGTGCAATAAACCAGTTAAAAGAATATACGGAAAGCATATAAAATTTTCGCATCCAGGAAAAACTTCAAATGATTATAAAAAAGAATTTCCAGGAGAACCTCTAATGTGTGTATCTGATAAAATTAACATTTCTAAAAATAGCGGAAAACATATGTCTCAAAAAAAATATAGAAAGCAAGCATCAGATAATTGGAAAGGAGATAAAAATGTTAATTCAAAAAATAAAACTGATGAAAAAACTCGAAAAGGCCGCTCACCGTTTTCAAAAGAGTTTTATATAAAAAGAGGTTTAACAGATAAGGATCGCACGCTTTTTATTGAAGAAGCATTAAAAAATAGAGAATTTACAACAACTATAGATTATTATCTAAAGCGGGGATATAAACAAAAAGAAGCTGAAGCTGAATTAAAAAATAGGCAAACTACATTTTCTTTAAAAAAATGTATTATAAAATATGGTGAAAAAGAGGGAACAAAAGTATGGAAAGAAAGACAAAGAAAATGGAAAGCAAAAGTATTTAATAAAGATACATACATAGGAAAGGGGATTTCAAAATTATCAGAGAAAATTATAAATGAAATAAAAATTCATAATATTAATAATGATAAATTACTTTATGATAAATCAGAAAAATTTATATACGATAAGGAAAACAAAAGAGCATATAAATATGATTTAACAAATATGAATACAAAAAAAATCATTGAAATTAATGGGGTATTTTGGCATGCAAAAGAAAGCTTATATGCAGATGATTATATTCATAAAATAAGTCATAAAACTGCAAAAGAAATCAGGGAATTTGATAAAAGAAAATGTGACATTGCTAAAGCACATAATTATGATATTTTAGTAATATGGGAAGATGAATACTGGTCTAATCAAGAAGAAACAATAAAAAAATGCATAAATTTTTTATATGAAAACGCTGCTTAAATATATTATTTTATTTTTAATTCAATTAATAGAAAAAATTGAATACAGAAACTTACATTTAGATCAAAATGATATATCTAAAAAAATATTAGATACTATTAAATTGAATGATATTGAAATTGATACGCCTTCAGGATTTGAAAAACTAACTCAAATACACAAAACACAGCCATATTGTATATGGGCTTTAAAAACAGAAAAGGGTTTAGAATTAGAATGCGCTGATAATCATGTAATATTCAATTCGATAAATGAAGAAATTTTTATTAAAGATTTATGCATAAATGATTATATACAGACACGTTATGGATTAGATAGAATAGTGAAAATTAAAAAATTACCATTTAAAGTTAGTATGTATGATGTTACAGTTGATAGCAAAGAACATACATTTTATAGTAATGATATAATTTCTCATAATACCACAACAATTTCAGCATTTTTTGCATGGTATATGTGTTTTCATAATGATAGAAACTTAGCGATTCTTGCTAATAAACAAGCAACAGCGTTCGAAATTGTATCAAAAGTAACTGATGTATTTAAAGGACTACCGTTCTTTTTAAAACCAGGAATATTTAATGCTGGCGCAGGAGGAATGGTTTTAGATAATGGCTGTAAGTTATTATCACAAGCAACTACTAAAACAGCGCAAATTGGTTTTACGATTCATGTACTATATGCTGATGAGTTTGCTCATATTCAAGCAAATATCGTAACAGAATTCTGGAGATCAGTTTATCCTACATTAGCTTCATCAGAAATATCACAATGCATAATTACATCTACACCTGCAAGTGAATACGATCTATTCTTTGAAATTTGGGATAAAGCTATTAAAGGGATTAACTCATTTATACCTATTCGAGTTGATTATAATGAAGTTCCTGAACATGATGAAGCATGGGCAGAAAAAATGATTGCTGACTTTGGAGAAGAGCGATTTGCACAAGAATTTAAATTATTATTTAATAGAGGTGACAGTCTTTTATTAGGAATGAAAGATTTAGAGTTAATTAGTAAACTTCAATGCGAATATAACTGGGAAGAATTGGCTAAAACTGATTTAGATGAAAGTTTATATCGCAATTTAAAATGGCATCCAAAATTTGATCCTAATAAAGATATTGATAAAACTAATGATAGGTTTGTGTTATCTATCGATACAGGAGAGGGAAAAGATGAAGACGAAATAAAGGATAACGATTATAATGTATGCATAATTTTTAAAGTTGAAATGAAAAGTCTTTCACAATTAAAAAGACTTAGAAATGATGAAACGAACATCAAGAATATGTTTAGATTAACTCAAGTAGGTTTATATAGGGATAATATAAAAGATGAAGAAAATTGCGCTAAGGTCACACGATCCATTGTATTCGACCAATTTAATCTTGAAGTTTGTAAAGTTTTAATTGAAATGAATTTTAATGGGAAACATTTTTTAGATAAATTTTCACAACATGATGATTATGAAGATGCTTGTGTTTTACATACATATCATACAAAACCTATTGTTGGAGAAAAACCACCAAGAAGAAAAGCAGGATTCAAAGTTGGAGCAGATAAAGATTTTTTCTGTAAACTTGGGAAGAAAATGGTCTCAAAAAGAAATTTAATTCTTAATGAAGTTGAAACAGCAAAAGAATTTAGAGCATTTGGAAAAGATAAAAGAGGAAGATACAGAGGAGTTGGAGCTCATGATGATATCGTAATGAGTGCATTAAATGTTAGTCGTTTTTACGAAGAAACGGAATATGAAGAATGGCTTTATGATTTGTTTGATGGGTTTGAAGATAGTCCACAGAAAAGATTAATCGGAGAATTGATTGAAGAACATACTGAGAATGGTGATACTGATGATGACACGTTTAAATTAATGTATGAAGAATCTGAATCTACTGAATCAGCTATGACAAAAGCTATGAATAATGAACTTGAGAACAAAAGATATATACCCAGCTATTCTTTTGAAAGGAGTAATCATAGTTTGCCATGGAGAAAAGGTTAAAATTAACTTTAAAAATTTATGATATATAATAAAAAAGAACTTTCTTCTTTCAAGACATAAATAAATAGAATAAATAGAATAAAAATAATATACTAAAATATGGCAAAAATTGCACTCGACTTAAGTCAATTTAAATCAGCTGGAGTTTATACTATCGAAATTGAAAATTCAGAACGTATAACAGTAACAACACAATCTTTACGATTAGTACCAGGTTTTGCAATGCAAGGACCGTTTAACACTCCTGTGTTTATTAGATCAACAACAGATCGTGATAAATTTTATGGCGGAATTGATGTTAAACTAGAAAGAAAAGGATCTTTCTTTCAAAGATCAATTGAAACATGCTTATTAGCAGCTCCTGTATTTGCTATCAATTTATTAGATATAAATGATATTAATTCTTTAAGCAATACAGATAGAGTAGAATTTGTAGGACTTTCAGTAGATTCAAGTACAAAATCATCAGATACTACTAATACTGTACTGAATGATATTTATATTAATTTCTTTAATAGAGAAAGATTTTGGAAACCAGATCCTGATTATCTACAAGGTGTTACAGTCAATAAATTTGGAGCTGAAAATCAATATAACGCTCCTTTATTTCAACTAGTTAATACAGGAACTAAAAGTTTATCATTTATTGTTAGAAAAGCTCAAGCGTTATCACAATATAGTGTTTATGCAACTGATTGGTATAATGGAACAACAAATATTCCTTACGAATGGATTCGCCCTTATGATTATATAAGTGATTATTTCGTTCAAGTAATAGCAATTGAAGGTGATTGGACAAATTATTCATCTTTATCTGTAGATCCTTATTATTCACAATTTTTTGATACAAATGGTATTTTACCAGCTCAACTTAATAATTTTATTAATTCAGATAATACTACATTAGTAGGTTCTTGGACAGGATGTATCATTCCTGATTTTAAAGATCAAACAGGTTCAGAAGTATATATTGAAACAATTGTTAATGCAGCAACTCCTTTAACAGGAATTATGCTTAATATTAATCAACAAGCACTTGACCAATTAAATTGGAATGAAGATGCTGGAATTTGGACTACTACAGAAGGAGGATCAGAAGCTGCACCATATGAAGTTGATTTAGTAGGTCATAATTTAATATCTACAGATGGTTCAATAAACATAAGTTTCTTAAGTTATGATATCAGTATGAATACAGAACAATTTCATACTAGTATTGATCTTTCTACTTATCCAACTACCGATACTACACAAAGACAGTTTTCTATTACATCAGACGCATCATATTATAGTTCAATAACTGTTGGAAGTTTAATTCAAAAAGCAACAGATGCATCTGTTGCTCCAGGTGTTACATATGTAACAGCTAAAACATATGATGGCTCAGCTTATATTATATCAACAGCCGAAGCGGTTACTGCTGGAACAGTAGTTATTCAAAAACCAATAGATGATGCTTCAGTTTGTACTCATTATAAATTCATTCAACTTGACGGATTAACTTTAACAAATAAACATCTTCCTGGATTTGATACAGACGGCGCACCAAATGCAGAAGACGGTTTAAGAAAAATTTATGGAATGTTAACTGAAGATTCAGGAATTTACAGAGGATTAACAAATCCAGATATGATTGATTTCCGTTATGTAGTTGATACAATGGCATATGGTCTTCAATCTGAAATGGGTGGAAAAGCTTATCTTTCAAAATTAGCTAAAGGACGTGGAAAATGTACTGCAATTATAAGTGCACCTGCAATTTCACAATTCTCAAGTTCAACTAACCCTTACTTCTGCAATACATTCGTAAGTGGAGTAGATCCAGTTCCTGTATTCAATAGCTCATATATTCCTTTAGGAGGAAATCCAGATATGCAAAGATCATGGAGATTCTCTCTTCCAGGTGAAGAAAATGGTTCAAAATATTGCGGTGTATTTGGTCCATTCTTAAAATACAGTGATGGTGGAAAACTTATTAATATCCCACCAGCTGCAGATGTGGCAAATGCATACGTTAGAAAATTCTTAGGCGGAAACCCATTTGCAATTGTTGCAAACAGAAACGGTATTCTTACAAATCCTAACCTTGCAGGTCTTGAATATAATATAGACAAAACAGATAGAGATTCTCTTGAACCATTTGGTTATAACTCAATAATTGAAAGAGCAGCATCTAGTCAAATATTAATTTATTCAAATGCTACTGCATATCAAACAATGAAAAGTGACTTTAATAATCTACATGTTAGAGAATTACTTAACACAATAGAAATACAAATCGATAGCATATTACAACAATATGTATATGATTACAACAATCCAATCACAAGATTGAATATAATTAACTCAGTAACTCCTGTTCTTCAAACAATGCAAGATGCTGGAGCCTTAATGAAATATGAAATCACTATGGACGAAACAAATAATTCAGAAGCATTAATAGCTGACGAATTTGGTCTTATAGATATTAATGTTTGGGTTACCGGAGCAATGACAAAAATTGTTAACAGAATTACAGTTAACAAAACAACAGGAGTTGCATCTGGAGGATTTGTATTTTAATAAAAATAAATAAAAATAAAGAAAAACAATATGGATTTTACAAGTCAAGGCTCATTCGGCTTATCACATTTTAGAACTTCACGTGCCGCACAAGAGAATTACGAACCGGTATATTTGAATTTATTTACAGTACAAATTCAACTTCCAACAGGAGTGGGTGCAACACCAGAAAGTACTAACTTGATGTTAGAGAATGTACAAAATATAGGTGGATTAAAATCACACAAGTTTCCAGCATCTCCTGTAGCTCAGTATTACAAATGGGCAGCTAGAAGATTTGCAGGCGCTAAACCTTCAGAGACTACAATGGATTTAACATTAGATTTTGAAGTAAACATTGATAGAACTCCAAGTGCTTATACACTTAAGACACTTCGTAAATGGTGTGACTTGGTTTATGATCCTCTTACAGGACGAACAGGCATCAAAGCTGATTATGTTGCTCCGTGGGTATTAATAACTATGTATGACAGAGCGGCTCGTCCCTTCTGGCAATGGAAATGTTACAATGTATTTCCTATGTCAGCTCTTCCAGAACCTGCACTATCATATCAAAGTGAAGAACTTTATAAGATTACTGGATTTACATTAGCAGTCGACTTATGGGACGAAACAATAGTATAATAAATATACGTTATGAAAAAGTTAGTCAGAGAAAGTCTTTACGAAGAAGTTGATGAAATTAGCAAAAAAATCAAAGATGTTAAAGATGCAATTCATAGAAATACTGAAAGAATAAGACGAAAAGTATCTGAAAAAGAATTCGTTAGAATAACTGCAGATATTCAAAACTATAAAGCAGAATTGGAAGAATTAGAAAAAAGAAGAAAAAAACAGAATTAGAAAAAAGAAGAAAAAAACAAAAAGATTAAGGGATAAAGAAATTTATCAATTTTTTTATGAAACTTTGTTGGTTTTTACATATATAATGATATATAGAATATAAAAACAAAAATATAAAAATGAGTACTGATAAAAAAGACAAAGAAAAAATCTTAAAAAGAATTTGTTGAAAAAAATGAGACTGACGATCAAGTCGGTCCGACAATAACACCAGTTGGTGATACAAAACTTCCATGGCAAAGACCAGAATCTCCAATTGGAAATCAGATTGGTTGGATCCCACTTCCAATAGGAGATCTTCCAACTCGTGGATTATTTTATCCCAAAGAAGCTGTAGTTGCAATTCGTGCAGCTAATGGCGGAGAAATCAAACACTGGTCAACATTGCAAGAAGATGATTTATCTGCTCTTGATGATATGCTTAACTATATTATTGAGAGGTGTGTAACTATTAAAGCTAGTAATGAAGCCGGTTCTCATTTATCATGGAAAGATATAAAAGAAGTAGATAGATTTTATTTACTTTTAGCTATTCATGAATTGACATTTCCCAATGGAGAAAACAAACTTCAAGTAAAACTTTCAGAAAAGAAGAAAATTGATGTTGTTAAAGATATGGTGAATTATATTTCTCTTGATCCTGAATTAATGAAATATTATAATGAAGATGAAAGATGTTTTGTCTTCAGAACTAAAACAAACAAAATTCTTGCTTTAGATATTCCAAGTGTTGGAGTTACTCAATGGCTTAAAAATTATATCATTAGAAAACAAAGATCTAGTGAATGGTTTGACGAAGATTATTTAGCATACGCTCCATTTGTTATTCATAGTTGGAAAGGACTTAATGAAGATTTGTATAATAATCATGTACAAGAATCTATAAAATGGGATAACTTAACCATTTCTATAATGGTTGAATTTAAAAAATTATTCAGTGACACAATTGATCCTGTTATCAGATACACTGATGAGGGGGGTACGGAGCAAAAAGCTCCTTTGAACTTTCAAGGCGGGATTAAATCTCTTTTCCTTATTTCAAATCCATTTGGACAATTGGTCTAAAATTGAGTTTATATTTACATTCAAACTTAACATTTCTCCACTTGAATTAAGACAACTTGAGTTTTATGATATTCAATTCTTGTTGAAAGAATATGAAGCTCATGTTGAAAGAGAAAATAAAGAGTATACGAAGCAGAAGTTGGATGCAGAAAGGGAATCTAAATCAATGATGAATCAAAATAGTTTTAAATCACCAACATTTAATCAACCAAAATTTTAAGACAAGGATGGTAGAATAATTAATTCTCCCATTGATATTTTAAATTACCGATACCCCAAATTTTATTATATCCTTTATTTCTCATTATTTCATCTGCTGTCTCGTTTGGGTCTGCTCCATTTTTAACTAATTTATACTTCATAAAATTACTTCTATGGTGTCTTTTATTATTTGCCCACCAATAATTCAATCCTGTATAGCTTTTATTTTTAAATCCTAAAATTTCATATAAATTTCCGTTACTGATATCTAAATTTGAATAAGATATAATAGATAAAGGATTGAAAGTATTTATAAAATAATTAAATAATTTTGATGCGCCTCCTGTGACAGAAGTATTTAAATTATTACAAAATCTGAGTAATTCATATTCTTTTTTATTTTTAGAATATGAATTTGTTATCATTCTAGTTTTTCCAAATGTCATCAAAGAGACCAATTCTTCTTTATAATATAAGCCTAAATTTATAGATGAAGCGCATTTTCCTTGAATATGATTATTTTCTAAAAATAAATATGAATCTTCTCTTAATTATGATGTTTTTGTTTTTACGAGGATATATAAAATAAATCGATATTTATAAATGAGAACTTCTCCTGATTTGTTAACCGAAATGCTCGGTGTCCTCGGTGCCATCAATGTTAAAATTAACACTATTCAATCTGCTAATGATGATATTAAAGAAATCAAAAAGTTATTGATTGGGTCTGTTGGCACATCTAAAAAGTCAAAATCTTCAGATATATCTGAATTAACAGATACCTCTAAACAATTTAATACGCAATTCGAAAAATTATCTAATACTTTTGGAACTTATAATGATGAATCATGTAAAGAAACAAATTTATTATTAACTGATTTAGTTAAAATATCTAAAGAAATAAGCATTAAATTAGATACTTTAAACGTATCAGTTCAAAAATCAGAAAAAGGTTTAGGAGAAAATGTAGCAACATCTCTGATAACTTCAAAATTTTCACGTAAAGGAAAAGGTGATGTTGGAGAATTGGCAGATAGTATTTCAAGATTGAATAAAGAAATAACAGGTACAAATCTTGTTAAAATAAATCGATTAAATGATGCGATATCAACGCATAATAAATTATCAAGAGAAAGTTCAAAAATTAAGAAAACAGGAGGATTAGCATCATCTGCAAAAGATGCAGCAAAAGCTATGTTGATAATGGGTGTTGCACTTGTAACATTTGTAGGCGCATTTGCTCTTGCTCGAGATGTATTAGGAATTCCTCCTCTGTTAGTCTTAGGATTTATTGTTGCGACAGCAGGCGCACTAGCATTATCTATGATGATCCTTGCTGGAGGAGAATCAAAAAGCAATGAATTGTTTGGATCAGGTGATTTGAAAGCTGATAAAAATAGAACTAAAACAGCAGTTACAAATGCAAAAAATATGGGTATTGCTCTGATGTTTATTGCAGGAGGAATCACTGCATTTGCAATATCTATTGTCGCATCAAAAGCATTATTAGGTATAAATTCTGGTTCAGTAGTTGCAGTAGCAGCTACAATCTTAGGAGTAGTTACAGGATTAGCACTTACGATGGGCGTATTATCTTTAGTATCAGGAAAAAAACTTAAAGACGGAATTTCTACTGCAAAAAATATAGGTATTGCTCTAATGTTTGTTGCAGGTGGTGTAGTCGCATTTAGTATTTCAATAGCCCTAGTCCCTAAAATTTTAGGAATAGGAAAAGGCGGAATAGGTGGAGCAATAGTAGGCGTAGCTGCAATTGTAGGTATAATTGGTGGGATGGGATTAGTATTTTCTATTCTTGGAAAATTTAAAGCTCAAATTATACCGGGTGTAATGATGGCCGGTGCAATGGCAGGAGGAATGGCTCTCATATCATTAGGGGTATTGGCTATCGCATTTTCATCTAAGATTTTGCTTGAAATGTTTAGAGATTCTAAAACTGTAACAAATGAATATGGAAAAACAACTACAGAAAAAGCAGGACCAGGTGCATCTCTAAAAAATGCTGCTACAGGTCTTGGAATCTTTGGAATCTTTTTAGCAAGTACTGTAGGATTATTTTGGTTATTAGGCATGCCCGTAGTTTCAGGACCAGCAATATTAGGTTCTTTAGCAATGATAGCGATTGCAGGTTCTTTAATTTTAACTGCTAAAGCTATTAAAGATGTACAAGATGTAATGAAAGATATAGATAGCAAAACTCTTAAATCTAATATTTATGATATGGTAAGCGGCGTAATGGGTGGAGTTATTGCCGGAGTAATGGGTTCAGGATTAGACAAAGGTGAAGAACTTGGATCAGATGGTGATGGGAATTTATCATTAAAAGAAGTTCGTCAATTTAGAAGAATAACGAAAGTTATAAAAATGCTTGGAAGAGTTTCATCTTCATTATCTAATTTTGCACAAGGACTTAAAGCATTTGCTACATTAGGCACAATAATGTCTTTAGAATATCAAGAAGGTCCTGACGGAGAATTAATACCTGTTATTGGCAAAGATGAACCTATTCATGTCAAAGAAGTTGCGCGATCTATTGCAGATACATTCGGTATGTTTATTAAATCATTAGTTGCAAATACTGAAGACTTAACAAGAAAACAAGCAAGATCATTAAAAATATTAGGGAAAGCTTTAACTGGAGATAGAGGTATTATTTCAGGAGTAAGCCAATTTGCAAGTACACTTAAAACATTTTCAGATTTTGGGGCAGCTGGAGAAATATGGGTCCCAGAAGTTAAAGATGATAATGGAAATATAGTAAGAGTAGGAGCCAATGTAGATATTGAAACAATAGTAGGAAATATAACAAGATCTTTTGGAACGTTTGTTAGCAGTATAGCTGAGCATGCTACTGATTTTGAAACAGGTGGAAGACTTGGAAGAAAAATGCTCAGATTCAGCACTGCTTTAATGGGTAAAGGAAAAAAGCCAGGTATTCTTTCTGCAATCACAGAATTTTCAAGTGTTTTAGTTCAATATTCAGAATATGGTCATGACTCTACAATCCCTAGACGTAATGAAAAAGGAGAAATAGAGGGTCCTCCAATAAAAATTGCAGATGTAGCTCGAAATATGGTGTCTGGAATTTCTACATTTATATCTTCTCTTGATACAGCATTAACAAATTCAACACTTGAAAAAAGTTCGAAAGATATTAAAAAGAAAATAGGAAGCTTTACAGATATTGTTTCAAATTTTGACAAGTTAGCAAAATCTCAAGAAGGAATGGACAGACTTTCAAATTCAATGGGATTACTTGCAACAAATGTAGGTTTACTTGTCACAAATATGGATGGACTGAGTACCGAAAAACTTCAAGCTCTTGCAGAAATAACTGCTCAACATGCAGTAGTAACAAAAGGCGTTCCAATAAATGCTCCGGTAACTGCAACAGCTGCATCTGTAGCTGTAAAATCTAATGAAACTGATTGGGATAAAATTGGAGAAATCATCGGTGAAAAAGTTGCTGCAAAGATAAACATGGATCAGAATGGCTTAATGGCATTCTATTTTCCTGATTCAACAATGAAGGGAAATTGGGAACGCAAATCATAATTTAACTTTTCTTTAATATATTTTTAAAACTCTTGTATCTAGAATTATATAATATTTAAATATATTATTATGAAACAATACTTAGATTTATTACAGAATATTCTCGACAACGGAGTTGAGAAAGAATCAGGAAGAGCAAATATGCCGAATACGATTGGTATATCGAATGCAATGATAAAAATGGATTTAAGCGAAGGATTTCCTTTACTTACTACAAAAAAGATGTTTTTGAAGGGAATTATTACAGAATTATTATGGATGTTACGAGGCGAAACAAACATCAAATATTTAGTAGATAATAATGTAAACGTCTGGAATAAAGACGCATATCGTTGGTATTTGAAATATACCGAAAAAGAAAATTCTTCAACCACAATTTTATATAAAAATGGATATAATGTATCTGGGGAGATGATGGATGTAAGACCTTATACTATTGAAGAATTTATCCAAGTTATAAAAGAAAAAGAATCTCTTGAATTCTTACAGCATCATTATTCACAAACTGGATATACTCTTGGAGATCTCGGTAAGGTTTATGGTTATCAATGGAGAAATCAGAAGATGTGCTTATTGTAATGAACTTACTGATGTTCCAAAAAATTTACATGTAGATTTCCGCAAGTATTATATTGAAGGAGCTGGAGAACTATGCAAAAAATGTTATAACGAAATCTAAAACAAAAGACTACACTTTGTATAGATGATATATAAAATAAAAAATGTTAGAAAGAATTTATGAAGGAATAAAAGTTTTTTTTTGAACCTGGACAACATTTATGGCTAGAACATCATATCTTATATGTTGCCATATTATTAGGAATTATCACATTAGGATTAACCATATATTATATATGCAAAATATCAAAAAAAAATAAAAAACAATCAAGTCAATCTAAACAAGAAAAAAGAAAAGCAGGTAAAAAATTATTAAAATTTTTAAGTAAAAAGAAAAATACAACATGGTAAAAAGTCTATTTTAATAATGAAGGGAAAAATCACCCAAGTTGGGGCGAAAAATATTCGGCTGAACGAATAGAAAAAGCAAGACAAGCCTCTTTATTAAGTTTTTATAAAAAATTAGATAAAAAATTAATTTTATTAATTTATGATCTATATAATAAAAATATAAAAATTAGTGAAATATCAAGGCAAACAAATTATCATTTAAATAAAGTAAAACGAATAAAAAAAGAAAAATTATGGGAAAGATACGCTCGTTAAGTTTGACCATCAACGCCTTCGATGCTTCAGAGTTGCTAGAAGATTTAATAACAGAAATAAGAGATCAAGTTCAATGGGTCGCAGCATTTTATCAGAAAAAATCATATTGCGGAAATCTTATGGATCCAATAGATTTTGAAGAATTAAATCGTCTTAAATCTCTTGGATTAATAGATGAATTGATAGAATTTGAAGGGAATTCTTTTAAACCACATCGAGAACAAGAAACAGATAAAAGAAACATGGGAATAAATCTCATGAAATCAAAAGGATATTCTCATATCCTGAACATTGATGCAGATGAGTTTTACGACGCTGATCAATTCAGAGAAGCAAAAAGACAAATTAATGAAAAAGGATGGCCTGTTACTTATTGGAGTTATGTAAATTATTATCGAGACTTCGATCATTACTTAGTTTACCCATTTCGTCCTTTTGTTCCAGGAATTCACTCAACTTACTTTAACTATACCTTTAATGGACCAGCTCCAGGACCCACAGATCCAACGAGAAGAATCTTTAATCCAATGAATATTGGTACATACCTCTTCCCTGATGAAGTGATTAGAATGGGGCACGGTGCATGGATAAGGAAGGATATTCGTAAGAAATTAGAAAATTGGAGTGCTAAAGAGCATTTTAAAGATAAACCGCAATTGATTGAACAAGCTATTGAACGTTGGGAAAACTGGAAAGAAGGTGATGACGCCATTATGTTATTCAATGTTCCTTCGAATCAGGTACATGTTCACAAACTTGATGTAAAAATTCATAAGTTTGATGTCCCTTGGCTTAAATCTTGACATTAGCTATATTATCACAACTAAACAAGCGGGATTTGAGTATTTGATGATTATTGATATATTGATTTTGAAACAAAAGAGGCTTAAGCCTCTTTTTTAGTTATATTCTTTTCCTTGAAAATCATCAGGGTCATTCGTAAAATATTCACTTTTCCTATCCTTATCGACATTATATTTAAATATAGGTCTTGCATCTAAATAATTGCGCCAAGGAGTTTTTTTCTAGGATTACCATGTACAGTTGAATACGCAGCTTTTAATAAGTTTCCTTCATGTTTTGTTAGTAGGTTGAGTGAATCTGTAATAAGCAGGTTCTGTTCCGCCGTCATTACTTCTAAGAACATAATCCTCAGGTTCAGCATTTTCTCTTTTAATTTCTGCACCTATAAAAGATTCTATGTCTTGATCTCCGGATATAAGTTTTTCTTGAAAATTCAATTCACTTCTTTCTTCTCTAGTTAACTTTAGCCTATCAATTATTCCTAAATGAGGCGCAGCATTTAATAAATTCTCTTTCATATCTTTGAGAGATTTTTTGTACCCTTTAAATCTCTTAATGAAATTGAAAAACCGATCCAAATCTAATTTATTGCTGATGAATAATTCAGGGGGTAAATTTTGTAATGCATTAGCGATAATACTAAATGATAATGTCCCAAACAATTCAGGATATTCTTCTTTAAGTTCCTGTGGATTTCTTTTAAATCTTATGAATCCTTTTTTATCTTCGTTTAGAGATTCGCTTACAAATTTTGCTTTCATATTTTTAATCTGTTTTATTTTTTACAAATATAATCCTTTTTTCTGAACAAAAAATTATTAAGCAGTTTTATTGAAATATTTTTCGTATATTTCTTCTGCTAATAAATTAAATCTTCGTTTTTGATTATAAGATTCAGCTTCTTCATATACTTCAGGATTTTTTTCACACATATTTTTAACTTCAAGTATAACATCATCTATTGATGAAAAGGCTTTTTCAGAAATACCTCTTTCTTCCGTTATAATATCTACTATAAAATTTCGTATTTTAGTTTGTATTGCGTTTTCATGAGTTACAGTTTTACCGAAAAAATCTTGATAACTCATGGATTCGTTTAATGATTCTCTAACTATTTTTTTCATATTTTTATTTTTTAACTAATTTTTTCATCCTGTGCTTTCTATAAATTTAATATCTTTTTGAGGAATTTTATCAATAGTAGGTTTTGATTTGCTTCTCGCTCTATGTGTAAAAACAAAAAATCCATCTTTATCTGCCCCGAGACTACATCCTTTAGAATGTGGATATTTTAATCGAAAAACTTTTCCCTCTCTATATTCTGAGTTAGATGTAATTAAAGGATTAATAGCATCTTTCATTTCTTTAGAAAGTTTTTCACTTCGTTCAACTTTTCCTTTAACATCTTTCTTGTCATCAGGACTCCATTTTTCATTCATTGAAATTAAAGCTCTTTCCCAATGCTCTTTTGGCTTTTTCAATTTTTGTTTTTGTATAAACTCATCTATTAATTCAGCGACAATACCAGCATCATACTTTCTGCCTATGGTTATGGGTTCTTCTCGAGTTGTAAGCCATCCTCCAAATCCATAAAGAGATTCGCTTGGTGATAATGATTCTCTAACTAATTTCATAATTTTAATATTTTTGTTCCCAATTACAATCTCCGCAGTTTGGACATCTCATATTAGAATTATTTTCTATTTCTTCGGCTTCAGCTCTTTCTCCGCATGTACCGCATTGATAAGCCATTGATTCGTTAAGACTTTCTTCAATAACTTCAAATTTATTATCTAAATAAGAATCTAACAAATTGTAATTTTGTTCATCAAAAACCATAAATTTGTCACATTGGCCACAATGGCATAATGATTGATATACATTTCCTATGTATTGTCGTCTTTCAGTATTTTCAATTGGAACTATTTCATTACAATTTTTACATCCTTGTAAAAATTGTTTTGAACCATGTTGATCATAAAATTTAAAAACTTTTGTATTTTCAAATCCTAAATCCCAATTATTTGTAGCATTTTCATTTATTGTGATAGTTTCGCGAACTAATTTACTTTCTTGCATAGTTTGATTATCTAAAGTATTTTTTTTCATTTTTTCTGCTCTTCGGCTATTTGGTCCCACATCAGTTGCATCTGCATAATATTCTATAGGATCATGAATAACTAAGCTAACAGTTAATGGATCTAATTTAACAAATTTTGCTGTGGCTTCATCGATTATCACATAATATTTGATTGCACCATTCTCTGCCATTCCGACTTTTTGAATTTGTCCAAGAATATATTTATCACTTTTATTTGCATTTGATCGAATTTCTTTTCCTCTAACCTTTGAACCAATGTTTATTTGTTCTACTTGATCATCACTTACAGTTGGAAGTTGTTCTAATGAATGATTAAGAGGTTTAATTTCATAAGTGTACATCATATTTGGGCCACCTAAATTATTAGCTCCACCAAATCCCCCACCTATTTTACCACCTGATCCACTGCCAAAAGAAAATCCAGCTCCATATCCTTCTTTTAATTTATCATCTAACTCTGTTTTATTAATAATAACTGTTCCTCTGATAGTTTTATAGACTCTAGTTAAATCTTTATCTCTATAGACAAAAAGTTGTTTAATTTCAGGATTTTGAAAATCTTCTGAATTAATCCAAACAGTTTTTCCTTTATACTCTATTTTTTCTGATTTTGCCATTATAATATTACGATATATTCAATTTGTATTGCGAATGTTTGAGGATTAAATACATAAAATCCTGTGATTAAATTTTCTGTGTTAGAATCTGTAGGATCTTCAGCAGTTAACCAAGATCTAAATGCTCCAACTTTTTCCCATTGACTTGCAATATCTACATAATTAAGATAGTCTCCGGCACTCATTATATCACTTGTACTAGTTCCATTCATCCCAACATCAACTTTTTTGTTAAAAATAGAAAGTTGTGTATCAGGATCAATAATATTTAAATTATCTGGAACATGATTAATATTTACATATTTTCTATAATCATCTGTTATTGAAATTGGGTATGTCATATTTAATAAATATCCTAACATTCCTGTATTTGGGTATTTAAAAGCTGGAACACTTGCAACTTCATCTTTTATAAGAATACATGTAGAAACATCATTAAAAGGTTTGATACTAAAATTAACATAGCCTACAGATAAATCTATAGAAGGCGTTATAATTAATGAATCTACAGTAGTTGCTGTAATAATCCAAGTTTCTCCGTTTGCAATCGAAACATCTGATTGACCTCCAAATGCTACATCAATTGAACCTGTAAGCTGAGTAGAAATGTCATATGTTATGTGATATGTGTCTCCTACTTGTGCTACTAAAGAATTTAATAATGTTGATGTATCGCCAAGATCAAAATGAGATGGATCTCTTGAAAATCCATCAGTCCAACTTCCAGTCCAACAAGAAGATGAAATTGTCCAGTTACTTGCATCTAATAATTCTGTTCCTAATTGAGGAATATCTGTTCGTGAAAGAGTAAATGTACTTACGTCAAATGAATATCCTTCGTCTCCACTAAATGTAAAAGTACTGACGTCATCATAAGCAACTGTAATACTTACAGGCGCATCAGCCAATGCTAAATTTATAGCGCTAGCAATATCAATTCCTAAATCATAATTTGCTGATGTATCAATTTCATATTCAGTCCATTTAAAATTTTTATAAACACCTATAGAAAAATCAATTGCCATATAATAACCTGTACTAGCAGTAGGTACAAAAGATGTAATAGGAAATATTTCTGTTTCAGATGAAATTCCTTTTGTTAAACCGGGAATAAATGTAACTTCTCCTGATTCTAATATTCTTTTTTGTTGTACCCATCCTGTAACATCTTGAGAAAAATCTGAAAAGTCCATTGCCATCAATGTATCACTTCCTTGAACTACACCAATCTGCTGTCCGGGTAAAAATTCAAAAATTGTTGCATCAGAATCTCCAGGACATGTAGGTAAATCTGCTTGAATGTAATTATTAGATGTCTTATTAAATAAGTCTATTGCCATTGTAACATGATTATTTTATTTATTTATTCAAGAACAAAACTTATTTTATTCATAATATCTATTCATTAACAAAAACAAAAAAAGGAGAGGACTTAAAGTCCTCTCCTTTATACAGCTCATTTTAAAAATGATTATGTATTCTTAATTAACATCGGAAAATAAACCCGCAATAAGTTGTATATTTTCAATTTCTGTTTTTGTGTCTTGTGTTAAAACTTTTTGATGAAAATATTCAGCTCGATTTAAAATTTGGTGGTTATTGGTCGTTAAAATACCAAAATATTTTCCATTGTAAACATATTTAACAAAAAGATCGTTAGAAGATGCTACATAATTTTCGATCTTTTTATTTTTGTTTACGTTTATCTTTATTTCTAAAGGAGAATTTTCGTAACTAATAACATAAGCTGTTAGTTCTTCACCATCTACAGTGACAGTTTCAGTTAATTCAATCTTGTACTTTCCCAAGTCTGAATGTGTGTTTCCTTTGACTACAGAATTGCCAAATGTCACTGCGCCCATAATTAATATGAACAACATACTTAACATTAATTTTTTCATAATCATTAATTTTTTTTTAGTTTATAATATATTTATGGTAATTATAATACATTTTTTTGTATTTTGACACATAAATTAACAAAATGCATACTTGAGTATACAAATGACATATAAGATTTAACAAATGCACTTAAATTATCTGCTCAAACAAAAAAAAGAGACTTTCGTCTCTAAATTTTATCAAAATTTCTATGTTCTCCAGCTTGTATTGGGATTCCAAACTTATTAACCTCTGATTTTTTCTTCTTTGGAACTGCTTTTGCGTCTATAACTTCTACTCCTCCATCTATATAAGGAGTACGGAGTTCAGGTGACACAAGTAATGCTTCCGGTGTCTTCTCTTCTATTTTAGTATCTTGGATAATGGATTCTTTTTCTGCAACCTTATCCATCTTCTCGATTAACTCGATCACTTCTTCACCTTTAGAAGGTTTATTTATCTCTTTAAGATTTTTTACTGTATGTATTTTTGTTTTTTTCTTGAGAGGATTAGTCGTTCTTTTTCTTTTTGGTTTTACTGGAACCTTTATTTCCTCTTTTTGTAGAGGTTCCTGTGCTTTTTTTGACTCAACCACTTTATCTTTTTTAGGTGGTCGACCTCGTTTTTTCTTTTCAGGTTCAGGAATTATGTATTCTTTTTCGAATTGTTGTTCAAGTAAAGGCTCTGTCGGTGCATCAATTTTAAATGGCGAACCTGCTTCTCCTAACGCAGGAATTTTTTCTTCCTTTTTCTGTTGAGTTGCGACCACATCTTGAACTTTTTTTTCAGGTTCTTCATTTATTTCAGGAGTTAGTCTTTCAGCTTCTTCATCCAATTCATCTTTTACATATTCTTCTTTTTTGGTTTCTTCACCGCCTCCATCATCAATAATAGCATCTATTTCTTTTGAATCATTATCTAAATTTTCATTCCTTTTTTGTTCAGCAATATCATAAACTTTAGTTCCAATAATATTACCTTTATCATCAAAATTTGTTTTATTATTTTCTTTTTCTTCCTTTTCTCTGTCTTCAGTAGCCATTTTTATATTTTGAGCTACTAAAGCAGTCATTCCTAATGCAACAATTGGAAGTAATGCTCCAGATATCCAAGAAATAATCATTTGATACATTTCAGGAGAACTGGCTTGGACACCAAAAAGAATAGATTTTTGCCAATAAATCCAATCTGTGTTTCCTGTACTTACCATAAACTTAAATGAAGCATAAACATTCGCTGTAACTTGCAATGCAGTTAATAAAAACATTAATGCCCAAGGTAAGAATTTATCTTTATTTTTAGTCATCAAAATCCCAAAAAGAACACTCGCTTGACCTAACTCATAAGTCACCCCAAGTAGTATTGCTAATCCAAGGTTATTCGTTAATTGAAAAAATGTTATCGAGTGTAATGTTGATACGAAACCAACACATGCATACAATAAAAAAAATGTTCCAATAAGTCCCCAATAGAGGCCTTTGCCAGTAACTTTAATATTTTTTAATTTCATACTTTAATTTATATATTCTATTAATATTTACCACCAAGAAGAGATTCTTTAGATTTAACAACAAACGTGTTCATGACAAATTATTTTTCAAGTTTAGTAGAATCTTTTATTTCTTCTAGTCCTTTAAGAGTTATATTTGTAGTTGAAGTAGTATTTGCCCTAACTTTTTCAGCAGTAGATTGTACTGCTGTTGCTCTTTGATCTGCAGCGTTAGCTTTTGTTTTTTCTATTTCTAATTGAAAATTGAGAGTTTTGATAGAATCACCTAAAATTTTATCAGACGTTCTAATATGATTTTCTAAAGAGTCAATTATGTATGCAGTGTGATTTTCTTTTATGCTTGCGCCCATATTTCGATTACAACTTTGTACAGATTTGAAAAGGAACAAAACAAGAAATGCTAATGCAAACCATTTTATATTCTTTGAAAAAAATTGTGCTGGTGTCATAGTTTTATTTTTATATTTTATTTTTAATATCTTTATTTATATCACTAAAAAAAGCCTAAGTTTTCGCTTAGACTATTTCTGAGATTGTTCAATATCATTCGAAAAGACTGATTTTAATTTTTCAATCACTTAATTACGGTTTTTCTTCTTTTGATAAATCAATTTCAATAGTATTTCCTTCAATATCAGGAACTTTTTCTCCTTTTCCGGCACCTTCTTCAGCTTCTTTTTCGAGTGGTTCTAAATCTGATAAATAAAACCCTTGTTCGGCTGCTGCCCATTTTTCTTGAAGATATTGAATATTTTTAAGAGTTGCTCTTGCGACTTCGACAGTTTCTCCAACTACAGTTGCAATTTTTGAATATTTATCGGCTTGTTTTTCAAATTCAATTGTTAATTCATATCCTGTACCACCGGGATTTGTAAGCATATATGCACAAAACTCAAGACTTTGATAATCAAGAGCTAATCCTAGATCTGCATTAGCTAAACCCATTCCTTTCTCAATTTCTTCTTTCATTTTTATTACACCCATCCACCCTGTTTTTGTCCAAAAGCAGAATTTGTCAAGGAATTCATAAAGATACATTCCAACATCATTAGCACCAAAATGGCCCTTTTCACTAATTTCCCATTTATGAGTTTTAAAATCTTCCATAGCATCATCAAATTCTTTTTTAAATTCAACAATTTCTTCAGGAGTCGGTTTATTCATTTCTCTTTCTTCTTCAACACCATCTTTAACGACTGTTAATGTACTTTTCTCTTTATTACTTTTTTCTTTCATTTCTTATTTCTTATTTTTTTTAATTTTAGCTTTTTTCCAATTTTCATATTTCATTTGCTTTTTCTTTTATGATAGTAAGTATTCTTGTTTATGCTTGACATGCCATTCAGATGCAAGTTGTGCAAAAGATTCCTCGTATTTTTTTAATTCTGTGCCAGAGAGACTTATTTCTTGAATAATGTCGGTATTTTTATCAACACATAAAATAGACGCTCTATTACAAACAATTCCTTTTCCTTTATACATTTCTTGAATACATAAAGAATATGCCCCTAGCTGATTTAAGTATTTTATTTCTTTTGTACTTCCCTTTTTGATTTTTCCGTTTGATGATTTAAAATCTGTAAGCGATAAACCGAAGATTTTATCTTTGTAAAGAATGTCTAATTTTCCACGATAAAAGAATCGCTTAGAATAGATACCCATCTCCATCGATACCATATCTAAATATTTACTAGGGTAATCTGAATAGTAAAACTTATAAAAGTATTTCATTCCTTCTTCGATTTTATTTTGAGGAATTTTATCTTTTAGTAAAATTTTAGGACTTTCAATTTGAGTATACCTAAGAGCTTCTGACACATCTTTTGTTTCAGATAATTTGGTAATAAAGTTCTGAATAAACATGTGCATAGCTGACCCTCTATTGCCGGCTGCAGTTAATATAGCATCAGCTTTAGTTTGTCCTACTTCTGCAATAAATGCATCCCATTCTGGGTCGGGAATGCCCTCTGATAAAATAGTCGATACACCTGGAGTTTTTATTTTATATATACACTCAGGTAGCCCATACAAGCCCTTCTGCCATTTAATATTTTCTTTATTGAATTCAGACATTTAATTATTTTAATTTTATATTAACAACAATGCAGATGGCACAAAAATAAATATTAATATTAAGTTTTTGCTTAATAGAAATTAAATCTTTTAGTTCATCTAATATTTTCATTTGCTTAAATCAAAGTTGAAATCCATAATGTTAATGTAGGTAAATACTTGATGCAAAAATATACTAAAACAGAAGTAACTATTAAAAATTTAACTAACCAAGCTAATGAAAATTTATTGAAGCCAAAACGATATACAATTAAGTATGTAAGAGTAGGATTATGCTTATCATCTTCAAATTGATTGAACTCACAATTTAAACATTCTGCAAACCCAAGATCATCAAGATAACGATGAAGAGGATTAAGAGATTCAACTAATTGTGTGCGCTGCACAGGTTCAGCTAATTGAGAACTCGATTCATCTAAAGAAACTGTAACATAAATATCGTACAAAATTGTACGATCAAGTTTCCATTGATTAAATAATGATTTTTTGTTTGCTTCTTCTCTTTTGATAACACGACGCCAATCTGCAAAATTCTCAAAGTCTCTATAGACTTTAACAATTCCCCAATTACGTGGTCTTAATGGATTTGAAATCTTCATAATTTAATCATCATTTTCAATATATGATTCTACTAATTCTGGATGTGTTTTAATCAAAGTACTTGCTACATCTTTTCTTGCTTTTCGCAAACGTGTTTTGACTGTTGATAAATTCCAGCTTAAATCTTCGGCAATGTTATGCAATTGTTTTTGATGTACTTCTCTTTCAATCATTACAGTTTTATAAGGTTCGTTAAGTTGATTAATTGCTGCAATACTTGCATCATATAATCTTTGAACTAATTCTTCGCCACTTGGACCCACACATTCTGTATTCATATTAAAAACAGGATTATACAATTGAAGTAATTTAGAATGATTTTCAGTCAATTTGTCATGTGATAAAGTACGACGATTTGCTCTTATTACTCCTAATGCTTCATTTTTTGCGATGGCATACGCCCATGTTGAAAAGTTGAATTCAGGTTTATATTGATGTATTTTTTCCCAAATTACAATAAAAGTCTGCGAAACTATTTCATTACTTAAATCTCTGTCTTTAACATATTTATACACAAATGCTAAAAGGCCAGGTTTTAATCTATTAATTAAAATTGTAAATATTTCGTTATCTTTTTTTTCTATAAAATTTAATGCTATTGTTTGTATACTTGGATTTTTTTTACTCATAAATATGATTAGATTTGAAATATGTATTTGTGTAAAATGTAATGTAATAGGAAAAAAGTGATCTTATTCTTCGATCACTTGTTCTACGAAATTGTTAATATTTTTCATTAATCCTTCTACTTTTATGAATGGAAATTGTCCAATTCCGTTAACTACTTGAGTTAATGTTTGATGATCCATAACTTCGACATCGATAGCGTTAATAAGTCCAGCAATTTCATTAAAAGGTCTATCACCAATTGATTGCATGACTGCTTGTTTGAATTCTTTTTTTATTTTATATGTAGGAACATAAGCATCAGTTTCAATTACTTGTCCTGAATCTACTGCTGATTGTGCTGGTTGTGGTGGTTGTGGTGGTTGTGGTGGTTGTGCTAGTTGTTGTGTTGCTACTGCGTTAGGTGCTACAATTTTAGCCTCTTGAATGTTTTCTTTTTTCGCCATAATTTTTGTTAATTTTATTTTATTTTATTTTAGTTATGATATTAATTTATATATACCAGATTCGAAAAGTTTTAAGATTATAAAAATAATATAATCAATTTTTTAGTTAAGATTTTAAATGATGTTAAACTTTTGTTATATTACTTTAATTCCCATCCCACGCCTTTCATATGTCGTAATCGATCTGAAATATCTTTTGCAATAATCATGCTTGTATCTGCAATAACTCCAGATCTTGTTTTATAATATAATACATGAATAAAGCATGGATCTTCTAAATCTTCTACAAATACTACAGTTTGTGGGGATCGTTTTTTCGATAATGTATAGAGAACTTTATTCTTAGAATAATCTTTAATATTCTCTACTGGTGCTTCTTCAACAGTTTTAGCTCGAGATGTAAATTTTTTATACATAGTTTTTATTTTATTTATTTAATTTTATAAAATATCATTTAATTTTTCTTTATATATTTCAAAAATTTCCGGTGGAGATAATGTTTCTACTTCAATTATTGAATAATTTTTATAATCTTTTAAGGCTAAATAATTTTCTCGAACCTTTTTCTGGAATTTTATGTCTGCTTCATGAATATCAGATTTGCCATTAAGATATTCTCGATCATTTCCATCTCTTGTTTCTAATAATCTTTTTTCTATTATGTTAATCGGAACGTCAAAAAATATGTTTCTATCAGGATAAGGAAGTTCTAAAAATCCAAATTCAAATTCATTAATCCAATCTCTCATTATTTGAGCCTGAATTTCTGTATCATATTTAGCACCTTGATATGCCATATTTGAAAATACATAACGATCTAAAAGAACTACATCATTTTCGAATATTTGTTTTTGTAATTCAGGAAAATATAAGAATCTATCCATTGCATACATGTTTGCTACAAATACTGGATTAACTTCATTTATATTTCCATATTCACCACGCAAATACGCTGCTATAACATTACTTGCTTCATTATGCCCATAAATAGGAAAGTGAACATATGCATATTTTAAGTTATTTTTCTCAAAATGTTTCTTTATCAATTCTATTTGTGTACTCTTTCCAGATCAGAAATAAATTGCATTGTAAAATTAATTGATAAGCCTACACACAACAATCCCAAAAAATTCCAATCTGTGCTTAATATAGTTTTTAATGCAAAACCAAATGCTGCTGATTTTATGAAAAATGTAATTAAAAGAATTATTCCATTTACAAATTCCATAACAATTGAATTTTTATGGGGATAGTTAATTTCGTTCTGAAGTTTTGGATTATTTTTAAAATCATTTAATCTATCACTCAGCACGTTATTTTTTAAGCTCATTTCTTTTTAGTTTTGAGATCGACTTTTTTTACTTCAGCTTTATCTTCTGCATGTTCTTTTTTCTCTTCTGTCGGAGTTTCACTTTTTTCATGTTTTTCATCTTCAGCTGATTCTTCGCCTTCTTTTTTCTTGAAAGGTGCTACTTTTGCAGTTGGCTTTTCCCCATTTTCTGGTTTTTCACCTGGAGTCTTTTCACTTTCGCCTTTGTTAAAAGCAGGTTTATCTTTTTTAGGATCAAGATTACCAGAAGTTTCGGGTTTATCAACATTTTTTTCATCATTTTCTGGATTTGCAGTTTTAACTTCTCCAAACATTCCAGGTTTGAAATCTTTTACTGAATCTGGATCAGCCTGCATATCATTTACTGGTGTAAAAGAAGAACCACCAAGTTTCATTTCAACTTTAACTTCTACTTTTCCTTTTTGGAATTCTTTCTTTAACCAATCATAAGATTTTTTATTCTCATCAGGAATAACAATTCCATCATTATAAGCGATACCTTCTCCACCATCCATAAATTCAGATGATGTAGTTGATTTTTCAGCTTGTGGTTTTTGAGAATTTTTGTCCTTATCTTCATTTTCGTCAACTTCTTCATAAAGTTTATTCATCCACTCTTTAAAGTTAAATTGTCCTGCTCTCATAATTGTTTGTTTATTTTATATATCTAATTGATTTTCGACATTTTCAATTGTATTGTCAAGTTCTGTTGCAAGTTCTTTTAGTGTTGCAAGTAAGTCTTCAGCTGTATCACCAACAATTCCATAACTTCCTCGTCTACAATTTTTAAGTTCATATCCTATTTTAGTTGCTAAACTAAGCGCGTCCATTATACCAGTATCTATTAATGCATCTTCATCCCATCCATCTCGATGAATAAAAAAGCCCTTCAGAAAATTTATCTTCTTCTCTTTCGTTTAATGTCGTTTTTATGTATTTCATATTTCTTTATTTTATATATCTTATATATTCTTCTTTCGAATGAGGATTTTACTAAAAAACAGTTCAAAAGTTACAGTAAAAACACAATACATTATAAAAATATCTACCCACCAATTAACAAGAGGTAGATAGAATATAACTGATGCAGCTATAAATAATAACATTAGAAATTTTGCTAAGTGCCAGAAGTCTGTTAAGAATACAAGAAATGTACTTGAGCCGAAAAACTTTTCTCCACACCAAACGCCATTTTCGTTATATTTCCATTTATTTTGTGAACTGATTTTAGGATTGATCCATTAATTTTTCCATGATGTAAATATAGATCTATCAAATTTAAATTGTAATACATCCATTATAGCATTACTTATACCTGCAAGGATTAATAAAATAATAGAAATCATTTCTTTATAAAATCTTTAATTGAATTTATTATTCCTGCAATCATAAATATTATTCCTGTAAGAACAATCCATCCTAATGATACGTATCCTGTTATTTCAAATAATTTCACGTTAGGAAAATGATGTATCAATATTATAGAAATTATTAAAATGACAAATGCGGCTAATAATTTAAGTAAACCATTTTTTTCAAAAATTCTTTTCAATATCTTCATGTCTTTATTATTTTTAAAAAAGCCCCCAGTTTGGCAGGGGGCAAGTTTCCTGAAAATGAGTGCGTGTTACGCAGCCATAGCCATTTCATAAACTGTTTCGCCGTTTATTGCGTTTATTAAGATAATCACTATTATTCTAAGTATAAAGTCAAATCCATTCATCCCCTTGAGTAGATCTATTCCCTACAGTCACGTTATTATCCTTGGCCATAACGGGGCACTATTGGATGATATCGTGGAGATGCCGGTGTCGAAACCGGGTGTTCCATACCTACCTTATAACTATCTCTTTCGAGAACTCTTAATATCTTATTGTTATAAATAATATAATACATATTATGCATTTTGATACTGCAAATATGTTAAATTTTTGTTAAGCCTCTTTTTTTAACGGCCTATTAACTCTTTTAACAAGAGCTTTAATCTCCGACTTTTTGTTTCATTTCTTTTTCCTATCTGGTATTAGTAATAACAATGCTATTACTGCTATCAGAATAATCGGCCATAATTGTTGTACTAATTCTAACATATCTATTTATTTAGTTTTATCATCTAGCGCTATATCCCTTTAAATTAAATTTTTCTATTATTAATTTCTCCAATCTATCTACATCCATGGCAACTACTGCATTGTCTACATCCTGATGATGCATGATGAACACATCCACTATCACAATTAATATCTTGTTTAGTCTTAAGACATTTAAAGGGTTCAAACATAAAAGTCATTTTCTCAACTTTCTTAAGTGTTGGTTTTTCATACTTACCTTTTTTCATAATCATCATGTATTAATTTTTCTTTGGGCTTAGTAATAACAGCATATTTTTTATTTTCGATTTTTACAGTAACAATAGGGAATGCATTACCAAGATGATCATACAAAACATCTGGAAATTTTTCATTATTTTTAATATTCAGAGCATGTAACAACATTTTTTTATCTTTTACATGCATTTGATCATATTTTTTTCCTTTCATTTTCTTTTTTTCAAACATAGGGCAATGATGTAATTCCTCCATTTTATACTTTACATTTTTTGTTTCTGGGGATGCATATGATGAATTAAATAAACCCAATCTTCTTCAGCATCCTGTGCTATTTTTTTTTCTTTAACTACATCAATAGGATCTGTTTTTGCCAAAACTGAATAATCTTCTTTTAATTTAAATTCTTTCAGTGATTCATGGACTAATTTTTTCATAGCTATTTTCAGTTTATTTTAAGTTTATATAATCCTAATTCTGTTCCACCAAGGTCTTCTCCGTCGCCTTCTTCAGGGCCACCTCCACCCATATCAGGTGGAGCCCCCATATTGCTACCTCCACCTAAATCCATTCCATCCATATCTCCACCTCCGGTGCCTTCATTTTCAGCTCCACTGATACGTTTCATTGCATTTCCAACTCTTGTAAGTTGTTCTCTTCTTTCTTTCTTATATTTTTCATTAAGTTTTAGATCTTCATCAGTAAAGTCCATATATTTTTCAACAAGGAATTTAGGGTCAAAATAAAATTCTTCAGATATGTCTCCTTCTGCTCCTATAGCTGGTTGTTTAACACCCATAAGATTATTTACAGTTTCTGCTCCCTTACCTGCTAATTCTCTTTTCTTAGCTGAAGTAAATAAATTTTCTTCGACAAATTCAAGTCCAATTGCTCCTTTAAGAGCTTTATCTTTTGCAAATTCTGGATGTTTCAAACAAAATTGAGTCCATGTTGGTTTCATCAAAATTTCTTGAAGTATAGAACGAATACGATTAATGAAATAATTAAATCTTATTTCTTCTCTTGCAATACTATCACCGCCTGATGACCAATTTGAATCTCCTCCACCTTCTTCTCCACTTGAAAATCTGTTATTAGGTACCTTTGTCTCGATGATAAACCTCTTCCAGAAGTAATCTAGAGCCATTGTGCCACTAAGGTCATAACCTTGTGGAGCAAATGCATCTATTTCTGTTTGCCCACCACCATCTTTTGTTGGAATAACATACGTTTTTGCGAATGAAAAATTTGGCGTGCCATTAATTGTTACTTCACCACTTTGATAATCAATTGCAACATCTTCTTTATACATACCTCGAAGTTCTGATAAACGAGTTCTTGCTTTTACTTCTGATTGAGTTCCTATCGGCACTAGAATTTTCATTCTAAATTGCGAATTGATAACATTCCAGATAATACGTGAATTTTCCATTGTACGTAACATATTAAATGAACGAACAAGTCTTTCAACGTATGATAATCTTGAAATGAAATTTCCTCTAGCCCATGAAATATAAATTAAGTTTCCGTCAACTAATTCTCTTTGTTTTTCTGAATCTCCTCTAAACTGAATCCATACTCTGAATTCATTTCCTTGTTCATCTTTACGAATTTCTGGTTCAAGAGTTACAGGATCAAGTTCTTTAAATCCTAAGATATTCTTAGCATCATCTTCTTCTTCTCCATCATATATTATTTCAAATGCAAGAAACCCATCAATTAAGAATTTTTTAGCATAATGCCAGCCATCGTGCCCAGAATTAAATCCAAATGCATAGTATACTTTTCTGAATGCTTCATTAAGATCATCTACAATTTCTTTTGATTTTTCAGCTTTAAGAACTGCTTTCAAATTTCTTGTATTTGGATATGCAAAGAAATTTCTATCATCTTGTATAATCGTTTCATCTGCAATAATCTCAATAACATGTTCAATTTCTCCATTCATTGCAAATCTACGAAGAAAATCACGTCTTGTTGGATATTCTTTATCAAAGAACGCAATAAATTCTTTTTGATTGATGTCCATTCCAGAAGCCATTTGATGTTGTCCATAAAGACTATACATCGAATCTTCTTGAAGTTCAGTAATACCAATTGCTTTCGATTGTTTAATGATTTTATCATCCCATTTCATACCCCAAACCGAAAGATAACGAATATTGCGTTGTAAATTATTTAAAAAGGATCTTGAGCCTTTATCAAGATTTCTCAAATTGAAGCCTGCCATAATTTTTTCTTTATATTTATTTTATATATTTATAATTCAATTAAGTTTTCTTTTTATTCTGCCAATATTTTCGATGTATTTCATTTAAGTTTATTTTCTTAAAAGCTTGTTTAGCATTAAAGAAGGGCAAATATGACCATTCTTCATATTCTATCATCCTAAATTTACGAATATTTGGCATTAAGTATTTTCTATAACCATAATCAAATCTTGCGTTTTGCTGTAAATTAAATCCTCTGATTATTTTTTGTCCTTGTCCTGTTAACACAAATTTTATATATTTTTTATTAATAGCAACTATATTATTTTGAGTATCTTGTTCAAGATCTTTAAAAAATGACTTATATAATTTATAATATGCAATTAAAAATTTAAGTCTTTCTTTTGGCGGTAGCATATTCATATTAATTCCGCCTAAAACTTTCTTTAAAGGATTTGAATATGTGCAAAAAAGCAAAGGAGCTACGTCATGAAATTTTCTATTTGAATTATCTCCCATTAGTATAGCCATATCTTTTGGATTTACATGCCAAAATGTGTATATCATTCCAGGAATAGGAAGACCAAAATTAAATTTTTGAATTAAAGATTCTTGATCTGTAGAATCAATTTCTATCAATTTCTTTTCACCCCTTAAATCAAGTTCTAAATAATTTATGAATAATCTTTCGAACGCGACACTTTCAATATTTTCAATGTGAGATAGTTGTTTATTTATGTCTAAAGGAGAATCCATATTTATTCGTTATTTGGAGCCCAGAACTTGCCAATTTGTGATCTTAAAACTTCTTCTGTAAATATTTTGAATTTAGCATTATGTTTTGTTGCCCATGTTTCTGCCGCAGCAAACTTTGCTTCATTTATTAAAAATTCTTTTGCTTCTATTACAAATCTTTTTTGGGCTTTTAGAGGAACGCCTAGAGGTGGTGGAAGAGGCTTTTTAAGTTTCGAAGATGGCTTGACTTCTACAAACATTTTTTGTGATGTTCCATCTCCATTTGCTATTTCAATCCAGAAATCAAGATTATAATTTTTTATAACCCAATTTTTTGGGTCATTAGGATTAAGCCCATATTTTTTGCATTCTTCAAGTTTAGAAACTCTATCATAATAAGGAATTTTTATTGGTTCTGAAGCCCAACGAGTAATTGAAGGAGATGCATCGCACCAACGACAAAACGCTATTTCGTATCCACTTCTGTAAATCACTAAATTTGGATTGCCGATGTATTTTTCTGGATGCTGAACTTTATAATACCCTTGATAAGTTTGCCCGGTTTTTAGTTTTCCATTTTCTTTATAAATGTTCTTTTTTGGCGTATGCCATTTCTTATATGACTCATTATAACTCATAGCATTTTTTTATATTTACATTTTTCTCCATAACATCTATTATTTTATATATTATACAGTTTTCTTTATACCTCCCGGGATCTTTACAAAGTTTCCCATACTGCATTTCCGCAATCATATATGCGAAGTGCTTTAACATCATCATTCATTATTTGAAATTCTGTTTTTTCTTTATCATATCCTTTTCTTATTAATTCACTTTTTCTATAAGTATACCTATGAAATCTTTGGTTTTCGATAAAATACCAATAATTTGGTTTAGAATATTCCCTTAGAACAAATCCAGCATGACTATAAACATTTCCCTCCCCCCACGACATATCTGCATATGAAATATATTTTCCGTCGTTCATATTTTTAACATATTTAAAAAGTTTGCTAAAAGAACCTATACAATTTATATTTAATTTATTACAAAATCTAAGAATTTCAAAATTATTGCCTTTATTTTTTCCTAATTTTCTCTTTCCAACACTAATAGCTGATACGATTTTGTTATTAGAAAATAACGCGACGTGCAACATTCCTTTTGTTTTTCCTTGCAAATGATTTTTTTCATAAAATGCATTGATTTCTGAACTAGAAATTTCTTTCAAACTACAATTTCTTGCACCAATTTTTATTGAATCTAAATGTAAATTCGAAAGAATTCTAGCTTTTACTATTTCCTTTTTACTTTCCCATAAATCTTCCCATACATGAATTAACTTAATATTTTTATTTTTCAAAATTAGTGTTTTGTTGAGATGATAATTTTTATCTTTAAATAAATCAGAGTGCCAATAAACTCCGTTAAATTCTATAGCAAAATTATGACTAGGTACAAATATATCAACTTCTTGCCCGTTTAACAATGATCTATTATTTTGTCTGCATGATACATGTTCTGATAACCAATTAAACATTTCTATTTGGCCATTTGATGTCCATTTAGTTAAAGGGGGCGAACATATTGTACAACACATGTCATTTCTTTTTAATCTTTCTCTTAAAAGTCTAAATGATATTTCATAATTATGTCCCTTTTCACACTTGCATGTTACTTTTCCGATATGATCATAATTATAATTTACAATTTCGTCTTTAAACCCTAAATCAAGTATAGATTGTAGTATTTTTTCTTTTTTTCTTGAAAAAATAATTTCATTCATTTTTTCTAATGACCCATATTTAGAAATAATTGTATTGCTGCGCTGTACTAAAGCTTTTTCTTTATTGTTATTATTATTAAAAAATTTTATAGATCCTAATTTTGCTCTCTCATATGTATCGGGATGAATTTTAAACGGATTTTTCTCATTATATCTTTCTTTAAGGGTATTTTTAGCCTTTAATATAGCTTTAGAGGTTAACGTTTTATATTCACCTGTAGATTTATAGTTTGCTTGTTTTCTTTTCTTTATTATATTTTCGCCATCAGTACTATACGCTTGTTTTATTTTTTGAGATATATTCTTTCGTAAATTCTTATCTTCGTATGTTTTTTTGTTTGATTTTTGTATCTTAGATTTAATATCATCATTCATAGATGGATGTTCAGCATTAAATCTTTTAATACACGTTTCTTTTCTTTTTTCTTTTGCTTCTTTAGATCCAAGAGGAGATGTTGACCCATTTTTAGCTAATAAAGTTTGCTGAGTTTTTGATATGATGGTTTTTATGTCGTGATTTTTACAATTAACTGAACAATATAGAGATTTCGAATGAATAGGTTTTCCGCAATTCAAACATCTAACCTGTCTTGTTAAGTCATTTAAAAAATAATTTAAAGAATCACTAAAATTGATAATTACTAGTTTATTATTATTAATAAAATTATTTATTTCTATTAAAATATTAGGGGAAATTTTGTTAATATGAGATTTTCTTGTTTTATAAAACCCTGGATTATCCTTTGAAATATATGCGATAAATTCTTCTTTTGTCATCAGTTTTTATTTTATATATCTTAATTAGCAAATAGTTTTTTAATTAAAAATGTTATATATTATACAATTTTCCTGATGAAGTTGATATTTTTTTGCTTTTCGGCATATTTCCATATAATTTTCTCCAGCCTTTTGCAAACCCGTTTTTAATTACTTGTGTAAAATATGCAAAAGCATTTGCAGATTTTTCAGGATTATATCCTCTCCAGTATTGCCAGCAATCCATAACTGCAAAAGCAATGCAATCTTCTCTATCCTCAGAATAAACATAATTCAATTTTGTTGAGAATTTTTTCGCCATTAACATTAACATATCTAATGCTACTGGTGATAATTCATCTGCTTCTTTTGATTTTATTATTTCATTCCGGAGATCCGCGTTCTTTACATGTATAGCCATTTGTTAAATTTTTATTAATTTTTAATTTTATAATTTATATGTACAAAAGCGATACAGGTTTTGTATCGCTTCATTTATTTTTAAGAAACTGTTAATTATTTTTCGCTAAGTACTTGAGTAAGTTTATTTATTTCGCTTAATTGTAAATTTTGCTCTTGAATTTGGTCAGTATGCAAAATAAGAACAGAATCAATTTCTGGGAGTTTAGCATCTAGATAAATTTTAAGTTCTTTAAATTCAACAGAGACTGTGTCAACTTTTTCTTTAATTTGTGGACGTACTTTGAATGCATCCCACCCTGTATAAACTATTAATAATATTACAAATGATATTATTAAAGTCCCGATAAAGTTAAATTTTTTATGTTTTTTCATTTTATTTATTTATTTTTTCAATAATAATTTTTGTTTTAGGTAATTCTGGAACTTTAAGATCATCAGTTTGTGGTAAGATTTTTTGAATTTTATTAAAAGACTCATTTAGAAGAATAATTTGGTTGATTATTTGATTTGTATTATCTCCTCCTGATTCAAGAATCAAATCAAGTTTTTTATTTGTGTTCTCATTTAGTTCTTCAACTAATACATAAATATTTTTTAAATATGTTAAAGTTTGAGTGTTATAAGTATATTGAGTTTTTTCAAATTCTTGAAATTGATCAATTAAACTGTAAGTAGTGTTGATAGATTCTTCAATTTTATCTAACTCTTTAATTTGACCTATAGACATAGTTTTAGAAAACAAGTAATAACTTGTCACTAGCATAATAGCTATAACTAAGAAATACTTAAGAAGTGTAGGAGTTTTTTCCCAAAATTTATTGATGTCAAATGCTTTAGTTGCAATAGTTGCCATGTATAATACGCTAACTTTACATGTTACTCTGTACGAGTCTTATTTTGGTTCTTTGTATTTTATTTTAAACTGATAATGTTCTGACACTGGATTTAGGTAATGATTGAAATTCTTGACCTTGAGGTCCTTCAATAATAACTCTGATAGGATCAGCATCACCAATAGCTTCTGTATAATCAATTGCGTTTATTAAAATATTGTCTGTAACATCTTCAGTATTTTCATCTACAATAACACCTGGAATATAATTATCTTGATTTGCTATTTCATTAATATCTTGCAATATTCTGATTTTGTTTTTTGACATTAATTGTGAATCTCCTTCAATAAGAACATTTATTACTTGATCATCCTTTGCATTATCCCAATCACTATATCTTACATAACAATCATTCATTTTAATAGGAACATTCCCCATATAGATTCCGCACTTAATATATTGTTCAAAAAGTAGTTTTTGAGTTTTGGCATCAAATTTCATATGAGGTTGAGTAATGATTTCTCTTTTAGTTACTTCTTTAAGTTCACCAGGTTTAACTAGATGTGTGTTACCCTGAACTTGAATAATGAGTTTTCCCTCAATTTGACCAATAACAAACCCTTTTTCTTTATTAAGCATGACTGTGTCACCGAGTTGAATTTCTTCATTAAGAACTTCAGCTTCGTTCAATTCTGTATTTTCAGTATATTTTGTAATCATATTATGATTTATTTTTTAGCTGGTTTTGGCCTTTTAAGAAATACTTTTGTAGGTTTCTTTTTATCTTCTAAATCGTCTGGATTTTTATCCTTATTAAAATTAGTTTTTTCTAAATTGGCAGTTGGAGGTTCTACACCTTCTTCTTCTTTTTCAGCGTCTGTGCCTTCTTCTGGAGAATCTTCTTTAGTTTTATCAGGATCTCCTGGTTCATTTGCATTAGGTTCTTCTAAATCTAATTTTTCAGCATCTCCACCTTCATCGCCAAGATTTAATTCGTCACTTTCTTGATCTCCACCAGCTACACCTAATTCGTCTGAACCTGTATCTATCGCTTCTTTATCTTCAGGAGTTTCTAATTCTGTTTCTGCATCTACTACATCTGCTTCTGCTTCAATACTTTCTGCATCTAAGTCTACTGTATCTGATTCATCTGATGGAGCGTCACTTAAAAGTTCTGACTTATCATCATCAAATGTGACTGCTGATGCTGGCCCTTCTGCTGCTGGTAAATTTGCCATTCCAACTTCAGTTCCAAAATTATCACCTTCAGCACCCGTTTGATCTGCTCCAGGATCTTCTCCTTTTGCAGCCATGGCTCCAGTCGGAACAACAACAGTATAAGATTTTTGTGTTTGATCATCTTGAACTGTTATGTTCAAGTTTTCTGCTACACTTGTGAATTCTTCAACCTTATTAAGATAATCTTTATAATCATTTTTAACTTCGTCAAGTTCTTCTGTAAGAGCAGATATTACTGCTTTCGTAGTTTCATTGTTTTCTTGTGTTTGGAAAGTCTCTATTTTATTTTCAACTAATTTAATATAATCTGAATATTCTTGTTTTGTTGTTTCAATTTCAGATAAGATTTTTTCTTTATTTGGAAGAATATCTTCAAAAGTTTTAGATACATCAAAACTCATATGTTCCATCATAATCTTTTCAGCCTGTATTGGATTGATATTACGATAAAATGTTGATTTATTATTAATAGGATCAAATGTAGTAATAAAAATATTATCTCTCAATTTGAATACATCTGCACTATAATTTTCATTTTCTTTAAGATATACTCTTTTAATAAAATCAAGTTCTGCAATTTCATTAAAATTCTCTCTTAGTACATTTATAAGATTATAAAATTCTGAAGTTCCACTCCAAGACGCAACTTGTAAAGATTCATTAAGTTGATTGTCATTCATTACTTTTCCATTAATAAGAGTTTCTGATTCAGTTAAAACTGCATTATCTTTTCCTACATAAACTTTAATATCTTTTTTTGAAATTTCTACTGCAGGTAAATTAACTACTTGACATAAGTCTTTAAAACTTTCATCAACTTTATTAACCTCGTCTTTTTTGATTTTATTAATGTTATTTCCTTTTTTAACATAGAAGGTTCCCTTTACGTTAAATATAGTTTCATTTTCTCCTAAATACATAATTGGTGAAAATAATCTTTCTTCAATATCGCATGCAGCATTTGCATATTCTAATTTAAGATCTGTTGCGTCAAGCATAACAAGATTGATAATATCAAGAATAAAAGGGTCATAACTGAATTTCACTAAAGTTTCTTTCAATACATGTTTTGATTGTTCTGTTTTATTAGTTAAATATCCTTCAACAACATCTTCAATAAGAGGAAGAAGATAATTGCTTCTAGTTCCTTTCATTACTTCAATGATCTTTGTGATGTCCACATCATTTTTGTATTTTTTAATTTTCTCTGCGATTGAAGATAACTCTGTGTTAACAGTTGGAAGATAACTAAATCCATTCATCGCTGAAACAAAACTTTCATAAATAAGTACTTCAGGAGTAATATCTAATTTTTCTCTGAAATCATCAAGTATAGCAGCTAATGTATCATCTTGTTTGGCTTCTTTTTCTATTAAAATATTAACAGCTCTTCGAATACCTAAATTTTTAACAGAATAGATCCTTTTTTGGTTACTTACCCATTCCGATATAAGTTTGTCCTCAGGGTATTTTGATAAACCTTCAAAAAGATTATTTATTGCTGCTCTTTCAATTTCACGACGTGCATCAGCAGTAACTCCGTTATAGATAGCTGAACTTATAGTATTAATGGTAGACTCACATAATACTTGTACTTCTGCTACAGATGTTTGAGATTTTAATTGATTGATTTTTGTTATCATAGTTAATGATTATTTTTTTGTTAAAACTTTCTTATTTTATATATTGTATGTGATTAAATTAGATTTCATTATATATTTATTTATATATTTAACGTTTTAAAAAAATTTTAGACTATTTTAATGTTCTTAGCTGTTCCAAATATGTCAGTATTGACACTATTTGCAATTTTTATGTTAATCATCTTATAATCTACAGCTCCAGGATATTTAATCGATCCATTAGGAATCCAAATAGGATCAAGTTCATTTATCTTATTTCCTACTATATTTATATATATTGAAGAATCTCCTGTGTATACAATTCGCCCCTGTGTGTCTTTCATCTCTAAAACTATTTTTACTGATGTATCAGAATTTGGTGTTAGAAAATATCCAGTGTCTAAAATATTAAAAGAACTTGCATCTATCATAATAGATGTATCAAGGAGAATATCAGGTAAAATTTTAACTATAGGGTTTCTGTATGCAAAAATACTTGTATCTTCATCCCAAATTATTGCAGGTTGTTTAAAAGTTGTAAATGTTTCAGGAATATTCCATGCATAATATTCATGATTAGGAACTCCCTTTTCAATTACATGGTCTGTTGCGTTAGCTGTTGAAGCATCATTCCAGTATACATCTATTTTATTTATTATTCCTGCTTCATCTGTATAATTCCAATCTATCATAAGAGGATAGCCTTTAGGAACTAAAAGAGGATTAGCGTATGATGAATCTACTGGTGATGTAACTACAATCGCGCCATCATTTTTTTCTTTATTTGTCCATAAGCGAAGTCCAACTCCAGTCATATATTCATTCGCATTTACTTCAGTAGTTGGGTCAAAAACGGGTTGATATGTTTCGACTTGTAAATTGAAATTTAATTTAGGAACAGTAGTATTTGTAGTTTCAAATGAATATTGAATATTTTTCTGAAGTGTATAATCTTCTGGAAATCCTACACTACATCCAACACGCATACCTTTATAATATACATAAAATGTTATTGTTTTATAGAATATTTCACGAAGTAATTGTTCAACTTTAAGAGATGTTATTTGATTATCAAACCAAAGTTCGCAATCAAAATTAACATTTAATGGAATTGAATATAAAAATGATCTGTATGTTTGAAGTTGGCCATCAACATCTTTAAGATAAGTTCCTTGAATGAAACGAGATGTTGTTCTAACAGGATCAATAACTGAACCTGTGTATGTTACAATTCCTCTTGGGATCATATCAAAATTACCATCGACAGGTTTAGGCGGAACACAATGTCCATAATGAGTATAAAAATCTTGCATGAATCTTTCATCACCAGACATATTATAGAACCAAGGAACAATAACAGTTTCAACATTATCATTGTCCTATATTTGTTCATAAGTAATCTTATTATTAAGAATATTTAAAAGACCTGCGATTACTGCTCGAGATAAAATGTTCTCATTATTATAGCGTTGTTGTAATGCCATTATTGTTTATTCATTTTTGTTTTCTTTTTCATCTGCTTGTGCATTTCTAAATGCTTTCTTCATGAATTTTTCATGTTCAAAATAGGTTTTGATTAAGATTTTATATTCTTCTTCAGAGATTTTTCTCATTTTCCAGTTATCAACTACAGATTTGCCCCATCAGGCCAAAATACTTCATATTTTCTAGTCCTTGTTTACCTAAAATATAAGGGATCTCTAAATCGTCATCATAATAACGTTGAGTTTCGTTTAAATGTTCTTTAACTAGTTTCATATGTTGTTTTATTTTATATATCCCATTTCTGGCCAACGGTCACCCAGTCCCACTCTTTAAGAGTTAATCCTATTTTCTTCGCATATCTTTTAGTATAGAATACTTTTATTAAATGAGATACAAGAGTAAATCCTGCAACTCCAAAATTTATGAATAGAATAGTTTTGATAAGTTCAAATAGTTCTGCGCCTGATACAGCAGATACTACTACCATTACAATACATATCATTAATAATATGTATATAGTTTTGGATATTGCTCTAAAAAAAGGAATAAACCATCTAAAATATATTGGTGGATTATTCATAAACCAATCAATTGCTCTATATTGTTCTGGTGTTAATAATTTTGACCAGCCTTCATCTTTGTTTTTTGTCATAAGGTTTATTTTATTTATTCAACATTTTAAATGAATATATAAAAAAGCGATTAGAGTTTTAGGAAAGTCAGCCGGACGATTAAAAATGAGCAATACAAAAAAGGAAAAACTCCTTGGAATAAAGGTAAAAAGCTACTCATTCACAACTCTTAAGCGATTTAAAAATTCAATAGGAAATGATTTCCTTGAATGATGAATTAAATCACCTAAGCATGCATCTAAAATATAGCCTACGCACCAATCATCTTCATTTCTAATATGACGTCCAATAGACTGTAATACTTCTATTATGGTCTTCCATTTATACCACTCAGGTGAAATTTTTAATTTCGCAGCAACAAATTTATCTGACAAACTAGGATATGGAATCTTTGTAATTATCATAAACCTACTCCAATCGTCTTTTAAATCTAATCCTGTACTTAGACTAGGTCCCATTAGTATTTTAGATTCATTCTTTTTTAAAATTTCTATTACTTGTCGTTTTTCTTTAGTTCCACTATATACTAAAATACGTTTTTGATTCTTTTTAGAAAGTTTTACATAAATTTTCATTGTAAGAGCATAAGATGCTGTATGTATCACACCTCTTTCATTATGATGAGCATCTAAAATTTCATCAATTTTGTTACACATCCAATCTAAATTTTTATCTATTTCTTTAAAACCCATTCGTCTCTTGTTGTAAAAATAAATTGGAGATTTTAAAAATGAAAAGGAATTTTCCATTTTAATATATTTTGCTGATGTTAAAGATATACTTCTGATATAATCTTTTGGATCAGCAAACGTGGCTGACATCAACACTGTGAATCCTGTTGATGCATGAAAATACTTCTGCATCATGTAAGATTCTTCTAAACAATTAAATGTTAATTCTTCTTCGCCTGTTGGATTTTTAATAAGATTTCGTGTAGATGTTTGGTCTATAATATCATTAAAATCTTCTATTTTACAATGTAAATCTTTTAACCAATCTGATATACGAAGAGTTTCTTTCCACGCCTTTGGAGGATCATCATGAGGATATTCTTCTTTAACTCTATCTTTTAATTTTTTAACGGATGGAAAATATTCTTCAAATGATTCTTCGATTTCGGACATTATTTCATGTAGATCATCTTGATTTTCTGTTTTGAATAACTTCTTAATGTTAGTTTTAAGATCGTGCAAATCTCGAGAATGATCATGCAATTTATAAAGACCAAAGAAATGAGTTAATTTCTCTAATTTCTCGACAGTCTTTTTATCAAATCTTGGTGCATAATGATTTTGAACTATGTCAAGTAATTTATGGCCTTCATCGCATATTGTAAAATCTCTTGGTTTAAATATAGATTCATCTCCCATACTTGGATAAACATAGTTCATCATTATAAGCCAATATGCATAGTTAAGAAGAGCTGTTGGCGATTCTGCTGCTTTTTCTCTTGCTGAAAAATAAGGGCATTCTCTATAACAATACATTTTCTTTGCAGGTTTATTTCTAATACGACAAGTTCCTAAAGAATTCTTCTCCATATTATCAATACATATGTAATTGTCGATCCCCTTTATAGAACCCCAATCGAATCCGAATCGTTTGAAGTCTTTTTCGTATTGTTCTTGAAGAGAAATATCTGAAGCAAGAATATATCCTCTTTTAGCTTCTTGATTTAAAATCCACGCAACTGCCATAGCGATAATAGATTTTCCTGATCCGACAGGAGCGTCTAAAATGACAGTCTTAAATTTATTTTCATACGCTTTTATGATTTCGTATACTGCTTCTCTTTGTCCTTTTCTCCATGTGAAATCATCATGGAAAAATGTTTCTGTGAATTCATCTAAATAATTGTCGATATTCATATTATGTGTATATGTATATACTATGAAAACAAAGGGCTAAAGTTTTATACTTTAGCCCTTATTTAATATTACGCCAACTATGCCATCAGTTGACAATTTTTTATGTCTGCCTTGTGCTCGAATTTCAGAGAATGTATCGACTATATTTAGGTCTATTCCGAAATCATCATGGAAATATTCCCAATAAGATCCACCTGGACTCCAATTATTTATTATACTTATTAAAGCTCTATCTCTTCCGTAAAACCATGTGTCTATGACTACTAAGTTTCCATCTTTCATATAAACACAATCTGACATATCAAAATCTTCTGATGTTTTAAGATATTTGTATACATCTCTAATAGTTTTGAATTGTTGATTTGTAGATTCATTTACAGATTCATATACATTATCTTCAAACCATGTTTTGAGTAGTTTATTTAACTCATATCTTTGGTTATCATTTAAATTTGGATAAATTTTACCTCTAAGAAATTTTATAGCCTCGTTAAAAGAACCTCGTACAACATCGTCTTCATTGAAATGTTCACGGCCTTCATTCATGTTTTCTTTAACCATTTTCATATTATAAACTTATATTATTTTGACCACGTAATAAAGAAATAGAAACTTGACCTCCGCCACAACCGTATGAGCTTCCTCCGCCATAAGCTTCTACGCCTGATTTATCACAAAGTGTTTTGAGTTTTTCTGCTGCAAAACTTTTAAGTCTAAAACCGTACTCATATTTTTTCTTTTGCTCGTCAGCTTCAGCTTTAAACATATCGTAAACTTCTCTCGTTCTTATACCTACACCTGTATCTATACTTCCGTGTCTTACTCCGCCATCTAGCCATGTCTCAATGTCAAATGAAAAATCTAATGTAAAGTCTTTAAACGCTTTGCTCTTTAATAGTTTTTGAGCTTTTTCTTTAAATGCTTTATATGCATCTTCAACTACTTGGAAATTTTTATGTTTTCGAGAATACCCTGCATCAATTAAACGCTTTAATATTTTCTTTTTCTGCATTTCTGTAGATTTCAAATTATTGCGGCCTGATATTTGTTTTTCGCTTACAGCTTCATTAATAAATTTTGCTCTCATGCCTTTTTTTATTTTGTTTCAAATGATGCAAAGAAATCGCTATCTTCGCCATCTACAAATCTTTTTTCAACTCCAAAAACTATTCCAGAATAATCAATAGTCTGATTACGTACTCTTTCCCAATCTCTAGAACTTTGTTGAATGCCTTCTTCTCTTGAGTGCTTATAGTTTCCTTTAAGAATTAACTTTCCAAAATAATAATTCTTATTAGGACTGTCTCCAACTAAAAATATATCTCCTTCTTTAACATCAGCAGAACGAGCTTCATCTCCGCTGATTATGGGTATTACTCCTGAGTTTGTGCAGATTAATTCTTTTCCTTTACTTGTGTTTTCGTTTATTACGAACGCTCTGTTAATATCTTTTGAAGATTTCATGTTTTCTAAAATAATATCTTTCAGCGCTATTTTTTTCATAGAGCCATCAGATAATTTGAATAGAAATGCATCGCCAGGCATTTTAGCCATTGGAATTCCTCTAACTATACTACCCAAATTCCCTTTAAGTTTAAATTTAAGAGTTCTTCTAGAAGGCTCTGAAACTGCAACTTCATTATTAAGAGCTTTTTGAAGTTCACTATCAAATGCATCATCGTCAATATTTATTTCATCTGCGCTTGACATATCTGCATCGTCAATGTATTCAAGATCTTCAACTTCTTCATCATCTTCTTCATTTTGTTCGTTTAGAGTTTTCTTACGAGTTTTTCTTGATTTCCCACGTTTCGAAAATTCATTTAAAGATTCTTCTATCATAAAAACTTTTCTTTTCATTAATTTATTTTTCAATAATATAAGATTCTGGAACAGTTAAGCCGTTGATGATGTATTCGATAGCTCCCATAAATCCTTTTTTGCATTTGGTGATTCTACCTTCCATTTCTTCACCTTCTTCAACTCTCGAAGTAACATCCATGCCTGAAGCAGCATGAAATGTTTTGTATCTCACTTTATCTCCTTTTTTATGTTTTCTTTTAGACTTTTTATCAGAATCTTCATATTGCATTCTGCTTAAGGGAAAAGTTCCACTGATGCGATGGTTTCTCGTATTATTTGTGAAGGGTTGTTGAGTCATTTCATTTACAGTCTTTGCTCTCATGATGTTGTTTATTTTATATATTCAAAAGCAAAAAGAGAATATTTATTCTCCCTCACCTTTTTCGTTTCCTTCATT